CGGCCCCGTAGACTTCGGGCGTTCCCGCGCCCCCTATGGTCGCGGCCCTGGCCTGAGCGTCGCGAGCGGCGGCTTGGGCGGCTTGATCCGTCTGCGCGTCGAGCGCGTCGAGGCCATCCCGCAGAGAGGCGGACAATTGAGCCGGATCGGCCCCCGATTGGAGCGCCTGGAGCACGCCAACCCTCGCCGTGTTCTGATCGCCCCGGCGCGCGGCGAACAGTTCGGGGTTCTTGGTCGCGACGGATCGCTCGAGAGAGCCTAGCCCAACGTCTCCGGTCTGTTGGAACGTGGTTGGCGTCGATCCGGGGACGATCTCATCCGGCCCATTGGCGAGCGCGGCTTTCGCAGCGGGAAGATCGGAGGCCGCGCCAGCGATCTTTTGCCCGGCCTGCTGTTCGGCAGCGGCTTGGCTGAATCGGGCAGCGAACGGCGCGAGGGCATTGCCAACGGGGCCTGGAGGCTTGGGGGCCGCCGCCTTGGCCGCCGCGAGCGTCTGCGCCGTCCGGTCGGTCGTAGCCGCCATGGTGCGGTAAGCTTGGGGACTCAAGCCAGCCCGGGCCGCGGCGGCATCGAGGGCGCGAGCCTCGTTCAGTTCCCCGACGCCAGGCGCAACGATGCTAGCAATATCGCCGCCCGTCTGGATCGGGATGCGACCACCAGAAAGCGCGTTGACCGGCTTACCGAAGAGGTAGTCGAAACCCGCCATGACGGGGGCGCTGAGGTACGAGATGCCGTGAGCGATCGCCTGCCCGGGGCGGGAGAGTGCGTCATCCACCGGGGCGAGGAACTTCTCGCCAGCGAGCGCCGCCTGTTCGATTGGGCCCCGAGCGGGAACATTCGAGCGGTACTGCTCAAGCGGCGCCGTGAAGTCGTGCGCCAAGGCGCCGATTGCCGGGTTTACCCGCGCCGCATAGATGCCGCCAAGGCTCGTGTCCTGGGGCGTCGCTTGGGCAGGCTGAGCCGATGCGGGCGCGAAGTTGCCGTTGACATCGACCTTCGCCGCCCCAACCGGAACCGGGATGCCCGGTTGCTCCACGAAGGGATTGAGGTCCGAGCCCTGCGGTTTGGTGAGGTCGAGTTGTCCGGCCTGCTTACGGGCCAGGATCGCCTTTTCCTGCGCGGCCAGCACAGGGCGGCCGGTCGGATAGACCACTTGGCCAGACCCGGCCGGAGCATAGTCCGCCATGATCTGTTCCGGCGTCGGCATCCCGGCCTCCGAGCCGGTATCCTTCGCCGCGCCCTGCCCTCCCGAAGCGCTGCCTGCCCCTTGGCCGTACCCGCCAAGCACCTGATCGGGGGGCGGAAGCTTGTCCTGCGCCTCGCCCATGCCAGCGGTGACGCGCTGGACGTACTGTTGCGTTTCAGGGAAGGGCGGAACGCCGCCGTGATGATCCACAGCCCCCGGCCCGGCATTGTAGGCCGCCGCCGTGAGGACGGGGTCGCCGCCATACTTCTTCCAGAGCTGGCTGGCGTACTTTGCTCCGCCATTGATGCTCTGCACCGGGTCCGCGCGGTCGCTCACGCCCATGTCGGCGGCGGTGCCGGGCATGAGTTGCGCCGGGCCGAGCGCGCCCTTGGGCGATAGGCCGGGATTGCTGAACCCGCCTTCCCCATTGCCGATCAGGCTCAGGAAGAAGTCGGGCGGAATCCCGTTCTGCCGCGCCGCGTCGATGGCGACGGACTGGAGATCCATCTACTGCACCAGGAAGGTCTGAGCGTAAGGCGTACCGGGACGGAAGACGCCGTAGACATGGCCGTTCGGAGCGGGCTTCGGATTGATGAAGGTCGCGGGCTTGCCGTCGATCTGCAGGCCCTGGAACGTAGGATCGGCGAACAGGGACCGTTGGCCCAGCGCCGACGCCTGCCAAGCGCGATTCAATCCGGCCTCGGAGGTGTTGCCCGAGGCGGTGTATTGGTTGGCGAACTTGGCGAAGTCCAGGTTCCGCTGATTGGTCGCCGCGATGGTCGCGAAAGTCAGCGCCGCCGCATCCCGGGGCGTCTTCAGCGACGGGATCGCATCCTTGACGAGCTCGAATTCCTTTTCGAGCCGGGGGAAGGTCGAGAAGCTGCCCCGCGTGATCTGGGGGATGAGCGTCTGGTAATAGCTGAGGTCGTTGGCCTTGGACGTATCGAACTTGATCGGCGAACTGGCCGAGATCGCGTTCAACGTCTTCTGGATCTGAAGGTTGGCCGGCGTCCATTCGTTCGGGTTGATCGCCATGGCCGACTTGACCGCCTGCTGAGCGCTGGCGATGGCGCCTTGAAGGGCAACCTGCCGCTCTGGGCTGGCTTCCTTTTGGATCGTATCCATCAGGGCCGCAGCGTCATGCTCGGCGAACGTCTTGGCGCCAGGGGTCTGCGAAGTGCCGACGCTCGGCGCGGGCTGGCCGGGAGCGCCTTGGGGCGAGCCTACGGCCCGGATCGGCAAGAAGTACGTGTTCCCCTGTGCATCGACGTGGAGGACGCCCTTGCTGACGGAACCGTCACTGTTGGGGATTTCCACGACTTCATAGGGCGCGGCCCCGGCGCCGTGACCGGCCGCTTCCGCCCTGGCCCGAGGCCCGGCGAATTGCACGTCAACGCCCTGCTTGGCCGCCTCCCGCGCCCGCTCCTGTTCGGCCGTGGCTTCGGGATAGCCAGCGACGTTGTGCGCGCCAGTGATCCGGCCCGAGGACGGATCGATGTTGTATTCGATCCCCTGCTCGTTCGGCCCCGCGTTGACGAACTTGCCGGTGTGCTTGTCGAAGACCAGGCCCGAGCGGGTCACGTCCATGGTTGGGAGCACGGCAGACCCCAGACTGGTGATCGCGCTTGCCATCTGGGGATTGGCGACAGCCAACAATTCCAGCGCCTGTTGCGTGCGCGGGTCCATGAGGTTCAGGCCGCCACCTTGGGGCGCGGCTGGCGGCTGTTGCGGCTGAGGCGCATAGGAAGGGCCGCCAGGGGCCGCAGGAGTCGCCACAGGAGCCGCTTGGGCCTCTGGAGCCCCGGCAGGCGCAGGGGACGCCTGGGGGGCCTCCTGGGGCTTTGGCGCTTGATCCACGCCGCCTTGTTGGGCGACTTGCATCCGGAGCTGCTGCGACTGTTCCCCGATCTTGGCGAGGTTGTCGTCGGTCGGGTCGAACTGCGCCAGTTGGTCGGCTCCGAAGCCGATCTGCGCCAGGTCGGGCGCCACGGCTTGCAGGGCAGGCTTGCGCTGATCGTAGGGCAGGCCCTGGAGCTGGGTGCGGATGCCGTCCAGCCGGTCCAGCTTCTGCAAAGCCGCATCGGCTTGGTCCGGCGTCGGTCCAGAGGTCGCTGGCGAGGCGGCGGCCACGGGCGGCGTGGCCGAGGCCGGGGCGGCGATAGATGGCGTCGGAGCCTGGGGGAATTGGGGCGCCTGCGGGGGAATGGCGTTCGGCGCAGGCGCGTTCTGGAGCAGCCCCAGCGCGTTCTGCATCAGTTGCCGCTGGCTGCCCACATAGCGCATGTTGGCCAGCTCGGTCGCGCCCTGGATGTCCCCGGCGGCGACAAGGCCACTCTGCGCCGCATCCGGGTCAGAGGCGGCGAGGCTGAGGGCGTTCAGCCGCTGCTTTTGCAGCCCGGCTTGCAGACCGGCCTGGCGAGCCTGGATCGCTTCGCCCGCGAAGTTCGGGACGGGATTGGCGAAGACCAGATCCACCATCAGACGAGCCCCGCATAACTGGAGGGAATGCCGAAGCCCTGATAGGCCGCCGCGCCCCAAGACGAGCTCGGCGCGAAGCCCTGGTTATAGCCATAGGCCGAGAGCGCATTGCCGAGCAGGCCGTTGATGTTGTTGCCGATCGAGGCGTTCGCGCCGGAGACTGCGCCGAGGGCGTTGTTGTTGTTTCCGGTCACTTGGTTGACGTAGTTGGTTCCGACGCCCGCCAAGGCGTTCGCCGCTGAAAGGCCCCGGTTCGCGAGATCGTTCTGTGAGCCGAAATAGGTGCCGAAGCCTGAACTGTTGAGCCCGTAGAGTCCGGTTTGGCCACTCAAATAGTTCTGCGCCTGTCCTGCCTTCAGGGACGCCAGGCTGGACTGGCCGGAGAGATAGTCCTGGTTCAGCCCCTGCTGCTGCGCCGCCCGGCCGGAGAGGTCGCTGAGATAGTTCTGCGCCAGGCCGTTCTGAGCGCTGTTCCGCTGATTGACCAGGTCGCTGTAGGCCGTTCCCTGGCCCTGGAGCTGCTGGCCGTAGGAGCCGAGGTTGGACAAGTAGGCTTGGCCGTAGGTCTGGCCGAGCTGCTGCCCATACTGATCGAGGGCCTTGAGCGTCGAGCCTGAATTCAGAAGGCCCCGGCTGGCGGCATTGCTCGCCGCGGCATCCGAGCCGGTCTGGAGATTGAACTTGTAGCCGGTGCTGCCGAGAAAATCCGCGAGGCCGTTGCCCCCTTGCCCCAACCCGAGGAAGTCGGACGTGGCCTGGTTGGTCTTGTCGAGGCCGGTGTTGGACAGGAAACCCTGATAACCCCCGTTCCCACGGAGCCCGAGGAGGTTGTCGTTGGCGTCCAGACCGGACTGGAGCCCGGTGTTGGCGAGGTACTTGCCGAAGCCGGAATCACCAGCGCCCTGCTGTTGCTGGGCCTGGGAGAGCACCTGCTGGACGTTCTGGCCGCCGAGCCATTGCGCCTGTTGATCGGCGTTCGGCTGCGCCCACCGGCCCGAACTCTGATCCCAGACGTGAAGCGTGCCGCCTTGGTCGATCCAGGGCGTGCCCGATGTGGGATTGGCCGGGGCCTGATCGCCGATGGTGATCTGCTTGCCGCCGACGTTGACGATGCCGTTCGAGATGGAGCGGGCGGCGCCTCCCGTCCCGAGGAGCGCATCTTCGGCCGAAAGGGTCGGCTGGACGCCGGAATTGCCGAGATATTCCCCGAAGGTGCTGCCGAGCTGTGAGGCGAGCGCATTGGTCGGCGCCGCCTGTCCGGTGTTGGTAAGGAACTGGCCCTCGTTGCTGCCGAGGGTGTTGGCGATGGCCTGCTGAGGGCCGCTGAGACCGGCCGCGCTTTCGAAGCTCTGGAGGCCAGGGTTGGTCGGCCCAGCCACAGGCGCGCTGATCTGCTGCTGAGCCTGTTGCAGGGCTTGCTGGGGCGTCGCGCCGCCGAGCCACTGCGATGCGGTCTGGGAATCGGCCCCGGACTGCGCCCACCGGGCCTCGCCGCCATCGTAGACGTTGAGTTGTCCGCTCGGAGTGAGCCAGGTTTGGCCCGGTGACGGGTTCGGCGGTGGTTGGTCGCCGATATAGACCTGCTTGCCGTTGACGTTCACGACGCCGGACAGCGGCTTGCCCTGTTGCGGGGCGCCAACCTCCTGCGTCAGGCCGCTGATCTGCGTCGGCATGGTGGTCAAGCCCGGCGCCTGGCCATTGCTGAAGAAGCTGGCTTGATTGGCGTTGGCGGCCTGCCCCGTCTGGATGAACGGGGATTCGATTTCCTTGTTCGACCCATAGATTTGGGCCGCCAAGGCGTTGTTCGCCGCCGCCGTGTTTTCAGCGGCGTTCTTGGTGGAGTTGGCGCTGATGACGCTCGCGCCGGCGCCGATGGCTCCAGCGCCCAAGACCGCGATTCCCGTAGGGATGGAGATGCTAGGCAATGATCAGTCTCCGATCCAAAGCGAATAGGTCCGTTGGATTTCCCTGGCGCCGCGGCGTTGGAAGAACCTGCCGATGTTGGCCCCGCGGCCCTGAACCCTGTGGTGCGGGAAGATGCATTGGACGCCGCAAGCCTTGAGGGCCCTTACCGAGGCATCGAACATCTTGGCGGCTACGAGCCCGCATCCCGGGGCGACATACCATGCCCCCTGTTGCGCGATCATCAGGCCCTCGGACTCCACATCGGGCGTGATCTGCCAGGAGAAGTAGCCCACTAGCCGATCGCCTCGCCTGGCCGACACGATTTTCAGGGCGTCGGCATCGTGGAGCGCCTGCATCAGACGGCAATCCAGTTTGAACCGGCGCTTCGGCTCCACGCCGCCATCGACCTCGAGGAAATGCGCCTCGGCCAGCGGCTTTGCTTCCTGCCAAAAGGCGTCGCTCCAGGGCTCAACCGCAATCCGAAGCTCAGGCACGGGCCATTTCCTGGACTGCGGCCGCCTTCAGGGCTTCAATCTGGCTTCGGTTCTGCTGAAGCCGGGCCACCCATCGGGGAAGATCGACCTGGATGTTCAGCGGGTCGAGTTGAGTCCACCAACCGGCCGGAACGTCCTCCCCGGTGCAATGCCGGTAGAGCGCGCCGCACTCCGGTTCCGTCAGTTTATCGAATTGAACCGTCAAGACGCCCGGCTCGGCGGCGATCTCCTGGAGATGACTCCAGCGCCGCCACATCTCGGCCCTATGATCGCCCAAGCCTTGGCGCTCCAGGCTATCGGCGACCTCTCGTGGATCCCGTAGCGCCACAGCAAAGCGGCACTCGGGCAGTCGTTCTCGGATAAGCCGCCATGCGAACGCCGCCCCCGTCTCGCAGGACCCTCCAAGCGCGCTGAGCTGGTGAATAAAGTCGTCCGGGTCGGAGCATTGGGCGCCGATGTCGTGACCGACTGGCTTGCCGGGACGCGCCAGGAACACCGACAGCCAGGCCGTCCGCGACCGCGGCAGCGCGAAGACGATGAACGGGGCCACCTCAGCCCCCGATCCTGACGACCTGAAAGAACGTGATCGGCCCGAAACCCAAGATCACTGTGGACCCCGTCGGCGCCCATCCATAGGCCGATAGCCCCTGGGTAGATCCGTCAAGGCTGACGAGCATGGATGCCTGCGAGGTGAACTCCGCCGCAGAGGATGCGCTGAGGTAATTGCCATAGGTCATTGGGGACCCGCCCTCGTCGGCGATCACCGCTTGGGTTGTCTCTCCGCCCGTTCCCGTAGCGCCGAGCACTTGGAGGGTCGCGAGATAATAGCCAGCGACAGTGGGCAGGAAGATTCCCGTCGAAGTGTCGTACCAGCCGTTGGGATCGATCGGCTTATGGCCGAACTTCAAGAGGTTGTTGGCGCTGGACGTGAGCCCGGTGAAGTTGGTCCCGTTGTTGTCGACCCTGAGGACATCGCCGACACCGGCGACGCCATTCAGAGCGTCTTTGACCTGAGCATCCAGGCCCAGCATGTAGGGCGTCGGCCGCCCGTCCTTGTCCACTATCTGGCGGGACGGTTGGAGCTTTTCGAACATCAGGCGCGGCGGGGGTTAAGCTTCACGCCGACGAAGTTGACCCATTGGGAGTCCGAGCACTCGAACTCGAACCTACGCCCCGGAGGTTGGATCAGACCCTGCCTGCGCCATGCCGCGGTTCGGTTGACCGAGGCGACCGTCGCCCAAGTGCTCCAGCCGTCGTTGGGATTATCCCAATACCGCATGCTGACATTGGCTTCGGCAGGGGCCTTGACCAGAAGCGTGACTTGATCGCAGCGGATCGGTTCGTCATCGACCTGGACGAAGGCGGAGCCGATGCGGTTATAGGCCCCGGTGTTGGAGTCGTGGCCGCCCATCGTGGGTTCGGGCTTGTAGATGATGCCGCTCGGCCCCCCGAGGTGGGGATCGCCCTGGTTGGCGCAGTGGGTGGTTTCGATATCCCACTCCGACCATGAGCCGGTGGTGATATCGAGGACGTAGTTCGTGCCGCCGATGTTGATCGCGTAGTAGACGTGGGCATCGTAGGTCATGCCCCAGCAATGAATAGCGGTTCCCGAGAAGGCGGCGTTCTTGATCAGCTCCACGATGCCATAACCGGCCCCGGTCTCTGGATTGACCAGCGGGACCGGCACGCTCTCAGCGCGATAGGGGATCATGTCGTCCCCGATCCACATCAGCGTGTTGTCGCAATGGACGACGGTATCGGCGCTGAGGCAGCCCCTGGAAAAGGTCCGGTTGGTGTAGCGCTGGACCGGCTGGTTCGCGTCGCCGCTGGAGTACCAGAATTCCACCGAGTTGGCGCCGAAGAAGACCAGATCGTCGCCCAAGACCGCTATCCGAACGATCTTGTCCGGCGAGGCTTCTGTATCGGAGAAGGCCAGGCCGTCTATCGTGCTGATGTCATCCAGGGCGGACCAATAGAAGGTCCCGGTCCCGTTCTTTGCGAAGTACCAGCGCCCCGCGTAGAAAGCGAAGCTGCTGGTGACCGGAAGATCGGCATCCGTGACCTGGTGGAATCCGGAGCCATCATGCCACCAGACGGCGCCCGCCGTGGCGTCCATCACGCCGACTTGCGAACTCGAAGCGTCGATTTCGCAGCGGCCCGAAGAAGTGCCCAGAGTGCCGATGGGGGTGCCCTGATCGTAAAGGGCGTTTCCGCAGACGCTCAGCGTGTCCCCATTGAGGACGCCATTGACCTTGTACATGGCGCGGATGGCGGCGGCGGCAATGGCCGCATCTTGGACCAGCGGAGGACGTGGGATCAGGGCGCTTGGAAATGGCCCCTGCGGCGTCTTCTCGTAGATCATGTTGACCAGGCGAGCGGCGTCCAGCCCTTCCTGGGTCCGCAGGTAGTACGCCGGGGAAAGCGGGATATCGACCACGGCTAGATCTCGGCGTCGGCCGACCAATGGACCATGATGGCGTCACCCGGAGCCGAGCCCGCAGCAGTCGTGACCGTGAGCGCGAAACCCTCAGCCGAGACGTTGGTCGCCTGTGTCGCGCCGCAGTCAGCATTGGCCGTGGCATCCCGCGCCAGGCCATTGGCCGCGCTCGGGTTATAGAGGGAGACGCTGGGGGGCTTGCGCTTGGAACGCCGGAAGCGGGGGCCACCGAGGCTGGTGGATGCGGAAGCCCCGACAACCTGGACGCCAGAATGGGCCCCGGCGCTCCCTGCGTCCTGCGCCGGCAGGGCACCCTGAACGAAGCTGTGCTCGTAATAGCGCAGACAGCGGCCCAGTTCATCCGAAAGGGGACGGGGGCGGAAGGGCGTTGCGGTCGAGCCCTCCTCGAGTTTGAAGTTCTCAAGATCGAGCGTCGCGCCCTGAGCCTGCGCGTCCTGCGACCAGACCAGCACGATCAGGTTGTTCATCGCATCGCTCGGAGAGGCCGAGCGGGAGAATCCGTCAACGGTCCCGGCCGTCAGGGACACCAGCCCGACAGCCAGGACGTTCAGATTATCGGCGGCGAAGAAGTTGCCGGTCTCGTAGGTGCTGGCGCCCCAGTTGGCGACGACGTCGCGCGTCACGGCGTCGGCCGCGCCGGTCCATTCCAGAATGGCGAAGCGGAGGACGCCCCCGGCGGACAAAGCCGCCCGGCCCGAGAGCGTGACATGGCCCGAACGAAGATGGCGGCAATCCGCAGATTCGATGATCTGCGCCCGGCCGAGCCGTTGGGCGGAGGCTTGCGATTGTGTGAGGCGAGACGCGAAGGCCGCGCCAACTTCCGGGTCGGTGAGTTGCCCAGAACCGACCTGGCCGGATTCGGTGAGCACGTACCAGCGATCGAAGTCGTAATCCCCGTCCCCGACCGTGGAGCGGCCCCGCTGGTTAATCGCAAACCCGCCATTGCCGAGGAGATTATCGGCCAGAGGCGCAGGCGTGTCAGGAGAGACGAGGGCTGTTCCGTCCGCCCGCTGGTAAGCAACCACCGACCAAGCCCCATCATCATCGGAAACGACGATGCAGGTATCTTCGGCGGAAGCGGTTATGCTTCCCCCGCCGGGGAGCGTCAGGTCGGCCGAGGCGATCAGCGTCGGGGAGTCCAGGAACTCCACGATCTTGAGCTTGTTCGGCTGGTTGCCGAGCGACGTGATCCGGGCCGTGCCCGCGATCTGCACATAGTTGGAGTTGGCCGACCCGATGTCGCAGGTGGTCGCCGCTTGGAGAACGACCACGGGCGCCAAGCCCACGTCATTGGTGTTGGACCCGCCCGCGCGGACAGAGACGGTGACTGCCATCAGAAGAAGTCCAGGTGAACGCCCTTGCGGGGCGAGGCTGTCTTGTGGGTCAGATTGGTGAGGAACCGAGCCGCGCCCAGCGCGGTCCTCGGGTTCACATCGCGGTCGGAGTACTCATCCGCAAGAAGCGTCGCGAGATAGCAGGCCATGCCGTCGAAATCGCGATCCGACAGGGGGGCCGTGCTGCTCGTGGTCAAGCCGTCGATCCGGACCCAAATCCCCTGATAGCCGTCGCGGATCCACGTCGCCGGAGCGGTGGCGTCGTTCAGGGTCGTGACCAGGATCGCCGCCAGGTCCCGGGCCGGGCGGATGTCGCTGTTGACCCCGCTGGTGGACACGTCTTCCAACTCGTAGGGGAAGGGCGTCGTCGTGCGGTCAAAGGTGTCGGGGATGGTGATCGTGACCGCGCTCGCCGTGTTGACGAAGATGCGGTCCTGCTCGAATGCCGTGTAATTGGCCGTGACGACCACGTCGCGGAAGCGGCCGAAGGCTCCGCCGTTCACCAGGGCGTTATACAGGGCCTGCAGATGAGGCAGGGCATCGCTGATTTCTGCGGTGGAGGCAGAGGCAATGCCCAGCTTCTTCAGAGCCGAGGTGATGACGGCGGAGCATAGGGCCATCAGGAAGCGCGCAGAGAGATTTGCGCCTGAATGGCGGCGTTGACCTCTTCCTTGCCCGCCGTCTTCGGCAGGCCGGGATCGAGACGCCGGGCCAGGGCGCGCTGCGTCATGAACGGCAGCGTTTCCCAGTCGGCCGGGATTTCGACCTGAGCGGCGCCGGAAGCGTCGCCATCGGCCTTCGGTTCTTCGGCCTTGGACGCGGCTTTCACCGCGCCCTTGGCTTCGAACATCGGGTTTTCGGACAGCTTTTCCGCGGCGACGCCCTCGACCTCGACCCATTCCCCTTGAGGAAAGGTCTGGCCGAAGGCGGTCGTCTCGGTATGGTGCCCGTCGCCTTTGAAGGAGACCTTCATCGGGCTTAGTCCGCCAGGCCGTCGACGGTGTAGTGGCAGACCAACCGCACCGTGCCCGCCGCCTTGGTGGCGCCGGCCGTGTGGACGGTGCCAATGATCGGCGTGTCGGCCGTGCACTGATAGTCCCAACCGGTCGACGCCATGTTGGAGTCGGAGGTTCCGGCCTGGCCCACCACGGACTGCGAGAAGAACCGGGTCGCCGAACCAGCGTCGCCCACATCGAAGGTGATGGTGGGGGAAGCGTTGGTGTCGATGTCGGTGCTCTGCAGTTGCATGTGGCGTACGGTGGCGCCCTTGGGCAGGGTGAAGAACGCGAGGGTGTCGTTCGCGGCCAGAGACGTGGTGACGGCCACTTGGGCGGTCAGCAGCTTGGCGTTGGCGGCGAAGCCGTGCGAGGGCACGGTCGCCTTACCGTTGGCCAGCTTGGTGGCCAGGGTTGAAGAAAGCGCAGCCATATCGAAGGTTTCCTTAGAGAAGGATTGGGGGTGTGGTAAACTTCGCGGCTCACTGACCTAAGGCGGACAATGATGGAGCGATGGGCAGAACTCAACGGTTGGCCGGGATACTGGATTTCCAACGGCGGCACTTTGAGGGGGCCGCGCGGCTTTCCACTCGCGACTGTCGGGGACAAGAACGGCTATAGAACCGTCTATATCGGCAACAAGAAGCGTGGCGCGTTGATCAAATTACACCGCGCCGTAGTGGCCGCTTTCATCGGACCCGTTCCCCCCGGAATGCACGTCAACCATAAGAACGGCGTGAAGGACGACAACCGGGTCGAAAACCTGGAGATCGTCACTCCCCGGGAGAACGTGCTTCACGGCTTCCGGGTGTTGGGCCGAAAGGGCTGCAACACTAAGCCAAACCGAGGCTCTGCTCATCACAACGCTAGGCTTACCGAGGATGATGTTCGCGAGCTAAAACGGCTGAGGGGCCAAGGATTCACCCAAGTCAGACTGGCTGCGAGGTTCGGGATTAGCCAAACCAACGTAAGCAGAATTCTGCGAGGAGAAGCTTGGCCCCACGTAACCGCTTAGCTCACGAATCGGCGGCGGCGGCGAAGTAGCCCGTCAAAATTCCGTTCGGCTTGCCGTTGAAGGTGATCTTCTTCACCCCCACCAGCTCCTCGATGGCGACGCCGGGCCGGAACTGGTAGTCCCGATCCATGTCGGTGCGAGGGGTCGGCTCCTGGCCCCAGGCGACCCCGACTGCGCCGACGCCGCACATGAACACCGGGCGCACGTCGCAGCTCGATCCGCCTTGGCCATCCAGCGAGTAGGTGCCCCCGGAGATCACGTCATCGATCTCGGGAACCTCGCGGTGGATCACGCCGTCATAGACGATGTCCCCGTCCTGGAAGAGCGGGTTCTTGTCCACGCCGTTGGCCTCGCGGGCGCGGGACGACTGGTTGGCGGTCACGATGGTCGAGTCCGCCTTCAGGTCACGGAAGGTCCGGGCGCCGTGGAAGCAGACGTAGTACTCGCGGCCGTCCTCGTCGTTGACCTGGAACGGACGGATGCGCGGATCGGCCGACTTCGCCATCCGCTTCATCAGGCCGATGGCCGCCGCCGTGCACTTGTCGGAGCCGGTGGTGATGTTGCCCAGCGCCGTGGCGTAGGTGGCCGAATAGTTCGACTTCTGGTGGCCGAACAGCAGCCGGTCGGCATTGGCCGCAGCATAGGCGTTCCGGTCGGTGGACGAGGAGTCGCCGAGGTTGACGGTCGTGTCGCCGCCAGTCGCCACCGAGGCCATGCCCTTGATGATGTCGTCGCGGAGCTTCTCGGTCTCCCAGACGCGGAGACCCTGGCGGGCGGCGTTCAGGAGGTTGATCTCGGTCTTATACTGGGTGGACTTCGGCACCTCGACCGCGTTACGCCGCCAGTCGACGGTGATGCCGCAGTTGTAGTTGGTGAGGGCTTCTTCCTGGCCGGCGAGCACGCCCGAGCCGGTCACGCCGTCCGACTTCAGGCGGGCGATGAACGGGATGTTGATGATCTTGCCGGCTTCGTTCTGAAGCTCGTACTTGGTCAGGATGATCCCGCCGTTGTTGCTGGCGGAATTGGTCATGTACGGCTTGAAGCGGGTGTTCCGCACGTACTCCTGGAAGAACTGGGTGATCCAGACCTGCTTCTCGGAAGCAGAGGCGAGTTGGGTCTCAGCCATTTAAGGCAACGCAGGGCGTTTCGGCCCTGTCCTCTATCGGAAGGCGGTGTCGAATGCCTGTCCAGGACCAACCGGCACGACCTCAGCCGAGGCAGCCGCAGCAGCGGATGCGATCGACCTCGGGGGAGGTGTCGGAGCGGTTCGGACGGGCGCGACAGACGCCGGTTGTGGGGGAATCGCCGGAGCGGCTTGGGCCGGGTCCTGCGGGGTTTGCGCGGCGGTGGCCGCATCGTCGGAGAGCAGCGCGAGCAGTCGGTCGCGCTTGGCCGGGTCCTGAAGGGTCTGCATCAGCTTGAACTGCTGATGCTCCTGCATGACCAGGGCGTAGGGATCTTGGCTGGCGTGGATCTTCGCGTTGAAGCCCGGGTCCTGGTCGCAGCGCGCGAACGCCCACTCGTGGGCCTCCCGCACCGTCTCAGGGCCGTGGACAGTCTCGGCGAGCTTCCTCGACCAGTTGACCTCGGTCTGGCGCTTGAGGGCCTGTGCTTCTTCCCAGGCTCCGCGCGGGTCCTCGTCGGGATTGACGGTGGGGCCCAGGCGGGGCTGGGGCTTCTGGGCGCGGAGCTGCTGGAGCTCGGCTTCGGCGGCCCTGAGCTTGTCGCGGGTGTCGAGCACGACGGCCAGCGGGACGAATCCCGAGTTGGGCGCAGTCTCGGCAGAAGCGGCAGGCGCGGCTTCCGAAGTCGGAGCGGGTTCCGGCGGGGCTTCGGCGACAGGAGGCGCTTCGGCCGGAGCCTCTGCTTGCTTGCCGACGAACTTGCCGTCCGGACCCCTGGCCGGGCCTTCCGATGCCGGAGGGGTCTCCGACACGGGGGCTTCGGCCACAGGTTCGCGTTCGCCCGTTTCGGGGGCGTCCAGAAAAGATAGCGGTTCCAAGAGGTTGATCCCTAGCGCCCGATATCGAGGGGCGCGGCTCGGCTCGTGAAGATCACGACGCCCGCATCAGCGGCGGCCTGGCTGCGTTTGACGGGTCGCAGCATCCCGAGACGCCCGTTCACCCCGGCGGCGGGTTTGTGGTAGGCTCAGCACATGGCTGAACCGGCCGAAATCATGAAGCGCCCCAAGGACATGACGGACGCCGAACTGCGTGCCATTCCCTTCAAGAGCCCTCTCGAAGACCGACGCCTCAGCCCCTATGGCTTAGGCGGCGATGACCTCATGGGTTTTTGGCAGGATGCGGACGGCAGGTGGTGGCGCGAGGACTGGCCGCCCCTTTAGTCAGCCGGGCGCGAAGTCTGGCGGCCGAGGAGGCGGCCCGAGCGAGTTTGGCTGTCCACCAGCAGGCGGAGGCAGTGCGGGCAGCCCTGGGGCTCCTGCCACGCCCTGAGGCGGCATCTGAGGCCCGTCGCTCCAACCCGGCTCCGGCGAAGGCGGGTTCAAGGTCTGACCAGCCTCGACATAGGCTTGGATCGCCTGAGCGTGGGCCAGTTGCCCCTGCGCTTGGATCTTCCCGACCTCGGCCTCGCCCTTCTTCAGCGCCAGCACGGCTTGAGGCGGCGGAGGCGCGCTCGCGGACTGCTGCTGCATCTGCTCCAGCTTGGCGATGATCTCCCGCTTGTTCGGGATGGTCGACGCCTCGATCAGGACTTGCGGCGGAATCGGAACGCCAGACCTCGCAAGGTCGACCAGGGCCTGGAATTGCTCTTGCTGGACGTTGGAGACATCGGGCGTGACATCCAGGTCGATATCGACGTCCATCTCGGCGATGGAATTGCGATAACCCAAGATCGGCGTGACCATGGCCGGAACCATGGCGCCGGTCTGCGGATGCTGCTGCAATCCCTGCATCGGCGGCCCATAGATCGGCTGGTTCAGCGGCAGGAAGGCGTGCTTGCCATTGCGGACCATGCCGATCCGCTGCTCATAGTCCTGTTGTTCGGGGCTGACCCCAAGCGTCCCCGGAGCGGCTTGATCGTCGGTGACACGGATCCAGTCCGGAGCCTGCCAGTATTGCTTCATCCGGGCCCACATCTGCCGGTAGCAGCGCAGTTCCCACTCCTCGATCCCGCCCAGAACAACAGCCTGTTCGGTCAGTCCGGCCTGTTGACGCAGGAGGGTCTGACGGCCCGATGCATCCGCCCCTTGCCGTCCGAGGATCGCGGGGTTCGGCCCCATGCGCTCGATCTCGGCGGTAGCGTACTGCAGCATCTGGACCTGACCTTGGGCCATGTCCGTGGTCTGGATGACCTGGACGCCCGAAGGCAGCACACCGTCAGGCCGGGCCGCTTCCTTGCGGACCTCGTCGGCGTCCATGCCCATGAGCGAGCCGGGCTGGTTCTCCTGGACCTGGCGGGAGTTGATTAGGTGCAGGAGCTTGGACCTGCGCTTGTTGATCTCGTCCTGGGGCCCGATCATGTCGCGGATCAGGCCGTAGCGGTTGTTGTCCCGGTCGACGTAGCAGGTCTGGGCTTCGATGGGGCAGTCCGGCTTGCCCTCGGTGTCATTGTAGGGACTGACGCCCTGTTCGAGCACGGCCCCGCCATGGAACACGGCCCAATACCAGATGCCGCCTTCGGTGTAGTAGACTTCGCAGAGCAGGAGCCTGCGCCGGCGGCTATCGACCCATGCCGTCGACCCGGCAAGCGGCCGGTCCTGGAGGCTCTGGTCGATCATCGTCGGAGCGCCGCCGGACAGGACAGACTCGACATCGGACTTCGGATATCGGGCCTGAACGTCGTCGGCGTACATCCACTTCGCGATGCCCTTGTAACGGGCGTCGGAGAAGTCGCGCTCCCTGGACCTGGGATCGTAGAAGAACTCTTCCCAGCGGATGCGGCGGGGCGAGATGTTGTGGTTCTGGTCGACCTCGATGATGACGGCGCCGGTGCCGTTCACGAAGTAGTTCTCCGAGACCTCGACCTTCAGGTTGGCGAAGCGGGATTTCTTGGCGGCGAAGACCAGGGCCTTGTTGGCGACATCGGCCGAATCCTGATCGTCGGGCTCGCTCGGCTTGCAGATCGGCAGGGTTGTCGCCTGCTTGATGATCCCGAGCGTGCCCAAGATCGCGGGCCGAACTCGGTTGAAGACGTTGTCGGGCTGCTTGCGGGCGCGGAGGACTCGGCGCTCCTCAGCGGTCCACTGCACGCAGTTGAAATAGTCCTCGTGGACCAGGGCCTGCGAACGGTTGTCCTGCGTCAGCCACTGCCAATCGTCAAACATCCGCTTGAGGGACGCCAGCGACTTGGCCGGTTGCTGGGCTTCCTCGAGAGAGCCACGCGCGGCGGTCTGAGCCGGGATCACCGCGGGCAGTTGCGGAGCCTGCGGAACAGCGGCCAGCGGGGTTTGATCGGCGGGGATCAAGACGCCAACGCCTCTCGCACCTTGGCGCGCAGTTCTTCGCTTTCGGCCGTGGTCAGGTGAAGACCGGCGGCCTCGAACCGGACGATCTCGCCCCTATCGCCAATTTCGATGGCCACGGCTCGGTTCGTACCGGACGGCAGGTCGCCAAGGAGGAACTTCACGCCACCTTCCATCCGTCGCCCTCCCCTCGTCTTCCGCGCCAGCGGTCCAGGTCGCTCGGGTTTGTGGGCTTGACCTTCGCCGGAACAATCGCCGGGTGGGTCTCGTCCAAGGCCCGGCCGATCAGCGACGCGCAGTCGACATCGTCGTCATGCTTGCCGGCGGGGAACACCAGGAACTCGGAAACGTCCGCACCGGGTTCGAGCTGAACGCGCCCCATCGCGGCCCTGGCCTGGAATCCTCTGGCCCGGGTGGGCTTGTCCGCGATGCTAGGCAGCCATTCCAGGCGGCAGAACACCTTGCGTTCCCGCATCCGGCGCATCAGCATCGGCTCGATCGCCTTTTGGATCACGCCGCTTTCACCGAACCAGGCGAAAGGCTTGTGCTTCGCCATCAGGTCGATCAGCCGCTCGATCCAGACATCCGAGCTCGTTTGATCTCGCCAGCCGTCAAGCCGGAAGAGCACGCCATCGGGATCGACGCCCCAGACGCGGTGAACGGTGAAGTCCCCGCCCCCATCCGTGACCGCGTAATCGCTCGTGCCGTAGATCGACAGATGGTCGGGCTTCTTCTCCCAGGACGGCAGCCAATCCCGTTGGAAGAATGTGCCCTCGTCGGGTTGTGGTCGCTGCTGATAGAGCGCAGACCACTCGCGGGGACCGATGGTGCTTTCGATCCGCTTCAGGGCCGGAACGTCATACCACTCAGGCCAAAGCGCCGAGCCGTCCGCCGCGATGGCTGGAAGCTCCAGGACCGTCCATTCGCCGCCATCTTCAACGCGGCCTTGAAGATCCAGCAACCGGCCCGCAAGGTCATCCTCGTGCCAGCGGGTTTGAACCAGGACGATGGCGCCGCCCGGCATCAGGCGGGTGAAGAACGTCGACCTGTACCAATCCCAGACCCGTTGCCGTTGCAGCTCGCTATCGGCATCAGCCCGGTCCTTGAACGGATCGTCTATCAGGCCAAGATGCGCGCCGCGGCCGGTGGTCGCCGTGCCAACGCCAGCGGCGAAGTAGGCTCCGCCTTCCGAGGTGTTCATCCGATCCGCGGCCCGGCTGTCCTGCCTCAAGCCGACGCCTGGAAACACCTCTCCGAACTCGGGCGATCCGACGATGTTACGAACCTCCCGCCCAAAATCGGTGGCAAGGTCGCTGTTGTAGCTGGCCGCGATGATCTGGCGCGTCGGATTGCGCCCAAGATACCAGGCCGGGAACCGCTTGGACGCCTTCTCGCTCTTGCCGTGGCGGGGCGGCATGAAGACCATGAGCCGGTCGATCTCGCCTCGCTCCACCGCCTCCAAATGCTCATCTAGCCGACTCTGATGCTCGGCCTCAAAGTAGCTCGGCGAGGTGAAGCTAGTGAACGCTCCCAGTCGGCGACGGGCTTTCTCCGCCTTGATCTCCCGGAGCGTTGGAAGCCTTCGCGACAAGCTTCTCAAGCGCGTCGAGGTCGTCGGCGCTATAGCCGCTGAGGTCATGGGTATGCTGGACCTCGCCAGTGTGATTCACGTCCACCTTGTCGCCGTAGATCGCCGGTAGCCATTTGCCCGCCAGGCGAAGCCGCGTGTCGATCTTCACCCGCTTGTCGGCGACCGCGACTGCATCAGCTGCGGGCTCATCGGCGATCTTCAGGCATTCCTCGGCCAGCGCATGAACGCCTCTGGCGCGCGCTGCGCGGAAGCGTCCGGCAAATTCCTTGTCCGCCTCAAGCCACTCATAGACCGTCGAGCGCTTCGGCATCTTCGGTTCGGCGCAGATGACAGTCAGCGGCTCGCCTCGTTCGGTGCGCTCCAGGAGTTGCGCGACAACGTCATCCTCGAAGGTTGAGGCGATCCTGTCTGCTTTGGGGCGACCGGCCGGCATCAGGAGACCTTCTTCAGGATGCGGCGGCCGGACTGATCGGCGATGATCTGCCAGACCGTGTCCGTGCCTTCGAGGCCGGTCAGGCGCGTTCCGGGCGGGAAGTCCTTGGGCGTCTTGCCAGCGTTCGCAGGTTGGCGGAGGTCGAAGGGATCGGACATCGCTCACCTCTGCGAAATCGTGTGAGCTAACAGGCCAAACGTGTTAGCCTAACAGGATGGTTCAGGCGGCGAAGTGCAAGGTCTGCGGTGTCGCTCACTTCGGCATGGCGCATGTGTGGCCGAAGGGTGACCCGCTGAACGTTCAGACGCCGAGGGCGCCCCCGAAGGCTGTCCCTGCGCCGAAGGATGACCGAGACGCCGTGATCGCTGCGCTTCAGGCGAAGGTGACAGCCCTGGAAGCTGAGGTGGCCACGCTTCGGCGCGACGCGGCGCAGGCTGTGGCTCGGCGCAAACGCCAGCGCGACCTTATGCGGAAGCGGAGAGCCAAGTAGTCGCGCCCAAACGACCTAGCTCCGCAGGGTTACAGCACAGTGTGAGGGTGACGGGCTGTTCGTGGGCGCTTGGGGATGCCGGAGGCAACGCTTCGCGGCGGCGCTCGGAACCCATGCGCCTTGCGCTGGTCCTGAACCGGATCGGCCTCGCCCTACGGCGACTTTCTCGTTAGCCGGTCGTCCGCCCCTGCCCCGACGGCAGTTGACCGAAGAAGCTGGGCTATTCGGCCTTTCTTGTCAATAGCCTGCGCCTATGCGGCATCTTGTTTCGAGAGGGCCTGGGCCAGCTCGGTAAAGCTCTTGAGCGTCTTCTTGGCCCTGCGCTTGGCCGCCTCGGTCAGGGCCGTCTCTCGCGTCAGATCGAATGTCCCCGCGTCCTCCATAGCCCGAAGCTCGGCGATGCTGATGCTCTGGTCGCGCTGGCGGTTGGTGCGTTCGAACTCGGGATCGGGAGCGCCATAGGCGATCTGGACAGGGGCTCCAGAGACGCCGAGAATGCCCACAACGCCGTCAATGGCGTGGACGGCAGGGAATGGGTAGTCCCCATGCCTGTCGCGCTCCAGGCCCACGAACAGATAGCCGGGCAGGAGGGCAAGCTTGAAGCGGTCGCGGCGCAGGCGGCTGGTGCGCCAGCGGGTTTCGGCCGGGCAATAGGCCACGATCCGGTTCTCTGCCAGGCCGTCGACAATGGCGAACTCGGTCCTGTGCGTACACTGCACCACGAACCAGGCCAGGGTTTCTGGACTCGCCTCCGTCTTCCCGCCGTCGATCACTGTAAGCTCCTGGAATCGGGTGTGGATGGTCATTTGGATTCAAGAGGTTGAGGGCATCCCAGGGGCGTCATGGGCGTGGGTTCTGCACTGGAGGGGCAGGTCATCGGCTACTCCGCAGCCAGCAGTGAGCCCTGGATGGGCTTGGGCGCGGGCTCTTCGAATAGGCGGGGCTGCTTGTAGGCCTCTTCGATCCGGCGGCAGGCGGTGTCGAAGTAGTCGGCCTCTCGTTCGATGCCGATAAACTGGCGATCTGTCAGGGCGCACGCCACGCCGGTCGTTCCGCTACCCATGAAGGGGTCGAGTATGCGGGACGCGCCCGGCAGGAAGCCAAGCGACCACATCATAACTTCGACCGGCTTCTGTGTCGGGTGAAGGCCGCCCTTGCCCTTCGGGCAGCACGTGAACTCCCGCAGTGCGCGGTCGAGGCTGGTCCAAGCAAGCTCGCCGTCGGCGAAATCGCCGCCCATTAGCTTTTGCCAATACAACCAGCCCTTGGATGGCGGAAGCAGGTCGGCGAAGTAGTTGCCGCCCCAAATGATCTGGTGATCACTGACGGCCAGCATCCACTCGAAAACGCGACGGTCTGGGCGTTCGCGATCCCAGCTCTTCTTCGCCTGAACCTTGATCCTTTGCCCTAGTCGTCCGCGAAATTTCCCGCCATCTTCACCAATCCCATACGGCGGATCGGTCACAACGGCGTCTACCCTTCCGACCGTCTCCGCCACGGCGCGGCAGTCGGCGAGGATTAGCCTGCAGTCGCCGATGATCTCAGTACGGAACCTGCTCATCTTCGTCTCGATACGTGCTGCCCCAGGATCGGCGGTCCAGCATCTCCGCCAGCCAAGCGACGGCTGCCGCTCCCTGAACTGCGATCACATTCGGCGCTCTCGCCATCTGGCCGGCGATCCTCTCGGAGTGCATCTGCTTGACCTCGATGTGGAGGTCGGCGGCGGGGAGGTAGAAGTCGAGGCCAGTCGGGTTGCCTCCGCCTTCCCCGGTGACGAAGCGGATGCCGGCGAGGTCCAGTGCTTGGGCGACCTGTTCCTCGAGTGGATCGTGAAGGGGTTTGCGGGTCATGCTTGCTTCCCCGCCGATCTCCACGCGCCTGGCGGGATCTGATTGACCTCGCGCCAAAGCGGCCGGCGGCTTTCGTAGAGGTCGCGCTTCGCCTGCGCCTCAAGCGGGTTCAGCATCTCCACCATCGGAACAGGCTGGCGGCAGACCGTGCATTGCGGGCCACAAGGCAGGCCGGGGACATACGCAGCAGCCGGAGGGGAAACGGCGATCATCGGACCCCTCCCCGGCTCGCGCGAAATTTTTTGGGATAGGCCGCCGCCGCAGAAAATAAGCGGTCGAAATCGGCCCGCTTGGGTTTTGAGGGTGCCTGGAGGGCTACTCCAAGGTCAGCGCCTCTGCCCCTTCTACCCATCCTGCTCTTTGGTGAGACCTTTCGCGAGAGGGCATAGGACCACTCCCCGACTGAGCCTGAACGGCTCGCATCGAGGGCGGTCCCGCACCTTCGGCGATGTTGATCTGCTCTCCGGAGCCGACCCCCCGCTTCAGGGCGCCCGCCACCCGACACGGGGCGAGCTTGGCAGCTGCTTTCGACGCTGTGTCGCGCCGGCGGCGGGGCCTCTGCCGTTCGGACTGCCCCTGGCTCTGCCGCTTCCCACGGTTGCCAATCCACCTGAGCCGCCGCCGTTTTCCGACCGGTCGCAGGGCCTCGCAGACTCACGGCGAGGACGCAGCCGAATCCTATCGCGCTTCGTGCGCTGGGCAAGCTGAAAGTTCCTGTCCTGTTCACGTTTAGTTGGCCCTTCGTGACACGCCGAGGCCAGCGGCGAGGTCTTTCATCGCCGCCGCCATTTCCGCCCGTCGTTCTGGTGAAATCGCCGCTGGTGGCGTCGCGCCCTCAAGGCAAGCGACGCCGACCGCGGCGGGAATAAGAACTCTCTGCTCTGTAGGAGCAGAGTTCTTATTCCTTCTGGTTCTGGTTCTGGTTATGTCGGCAATTGCTTCGTTTTTCGATAGCAAAATTGAAGCATTTGCTTCGTCGGATTTTCCCTTCTTTTTCCGACGGTTGACACCACTTTTGACCCCTCCGGCCTTTCCGGCTTGGCGTCTTTTTGCTACAGTTTCTTCGTACTTTTTGACCTCGTTTCGCAAACGCTTGTGCGAAAGGTAAGCGCCCCTCTTGATGAACAGCGCAACCACGTCCGGGCCGATCTCCGACCAACGCCGTTCCGAAAGGCCGACGATGCGTGCGAGCTTGGTGGCGTCGTTGGGGAGCGTGCCGCCAGCTCGCCACATGGCGCGCACAAGCCGTCCGTATGCGCCGTCCTGCTCACAGGTCAGCGCCTGCGTGTCAGCCGTCCACTCGGCGACGTACAGCTTCATGTACGGGGGGGCGCTCACTTCAGGCCGTCCTTGGTCTTCGGCAAGCCGAACTCGCGCCACGCCTTCAAATCGGCCTCAGCAGCGTTGTGGGTCCGCACGCCATGCATGACGGTCGTATGATCGCGGCCGAAGTAGCGGCCGATGGCGGTAAGGGACTGAGACGTTTCAGCCCGCATCCTGGCCATCGCCTCCTGCCGCGGATGCGCGACCTTGAAGCCCCTCGCAGGGCCTCTAAGCTCCTCGACCGTCAGGCCGTGCTTGGCGGCGACTTCGGCGGCGATTTGGGCCATCGTCGGCCCACGCCGGATGGCAAGTTCGCCGCGCCAGAGGGAGACGGCATACTCCACCGTCATCGCGCCGCCCCCAACGCCGTGAGACAAACCCCGCCCGTAGCCTTCAGCCCATGCCTGGCGACGTTCAGTTGAACAGCCCAATGCAGGATGGAGATGGTCGAGCCGTCCCGATCCTCTGGGCTTCGGCTGAAGTCTCGCATGGCCCGGCAAAGGGCTTGAAACGCATCGCCTTCGGGATCGAGGGCCTTTGGCTCTACATCACAGGGGAGGTCTGAGGCGGTCACTGGGCCAGCCCCGAAAGGAACTCGGGAGAGACACGGTAGCCGCGACCCCAAACGTTCTTGATGCTTTCGAAGCCAATCGCCTTGCGAATATGGCAGACGAGGACTCCGATCATCTCGAAGTCGGTGATCTTGGACCCGCGCTCTTCCAGCAGCATGACCAGGGCGGCCTTTTCGACCGTGCGCCCGTGGGCGGCCACAAGGGCGCTCAAGACAATGGCCTGCGTGTTCGTGAGGCCGAATTTGTCCCTCAGAGCGATGAGCTGGTTCTGATCTACTTCCATCGCCAACTGGCGCTTGAGGTAGGTGTTTTCTTCTTCCAGCTCGGCGATGCGCTGAACGTCGTCGGGAGCGCGGGATTGGTGGGCGGCGCTCATGCGGCGTACCTCCGAACCGACCGGGCAAGATCGCTTGCGGACGAAGTCGGGACAAAAGCCCTCTTGGCATGCGCCTGGCAGTAGGGGCCGGGTTCGATCTTGCGGGCGCCGCAGAAGTGGAAATCAGGGTCGTTTGTGTCGCCGATGGGCCAGCGGCAGTGGTGGGCCTTGAGATCCACCATGACGACTGGAGTCGGAGACGTGGGCTCGGGGGCGAAGGTGGTCGGCGGCCGGACGATGCCCGGCGGCGGCGGTTCGATAGCGAAAGTGACCTTGCGGGTTCGCCGAGCGCTGTTCGGGTTGCCCTTATCTCGCGGCGCCTTGGGCCGCGGATGAGAGCCTTTCGCTCCTGCAACGCCTAGGCGGGTCAATTTGCCGATGACGCCGCTGCGGGTCGCGCCGTTTTTGAGTTGGTCCGCGATCTGCCCGGCACTCTTGCCCTCGATCCAAAGGCGCTTGGCCGTTTGGGTCCGCTCATCGCTCCATATGTCGTCTCTGATCATGCCTGCGCCCCCCAAAGGCGCTTCCGGTTCTGGCGGAGTTGAAGGATCGTTAGTTGACGAAGGCGGGCGTCCATTTCGGAGATCGGCCGGTATAGGGCGCGGGCCTCGGCGATCTTCTTGATGAGGGCTTCACGCTCCTCGGCGATCTCGGCCGGCGTCGGCGGGAAAAGGAGATCGAGGAGGCGGAGGAAGAAGGCTCTCAAACCGCTCATGACAGCTTGATCTCCTTGCCGGTCAGGGCCAGGAACAGCTTTGCCTTCAGCGCCCACTCGGGCGTCATGTGGCCCTTGAAGTCCTCGTAGACGGGCTCGCCGGCGCGGTTGCGGTAGACGAAGTCGAGGACCATCGTCGTCACCAACCGGCCATTGACCTTCAGCGGATACGGCTGCTGGCGACGCAGTTCGGATATCTCGCCCGCGCGCTCCAGGAGCTTCAGTTCGCCCCAGCGCCGAGCCTCGCCAGCACTGGCGAATGACACGCCGTCGACCTTCGTCCGGCGATTGCCGTACTTGTTCCGCTTCGTCTCGCGCTGCAGCAAAGCTCGGAAGTCAGATGCGGTGATCGACGCCCCCGACATTGCGCGCTCTCTCCGGCTACTCACTGAGCAGATGCCGTCTGCCCTCGGTCTCGATTGTGGATGCGCGATGTTGTCTCGCGCTGTCCGGTAGGATTCAGGGCGTCCCGGTGCTTCGGACTTCGTCCTTCGCTCCCGATTGCATTCGTTGAACGCGGCTCATGCGGCCACCTCGGCGAACATGCCCGCGTCCTTCTCGATCCGCCGGCGAGCCATCGCCGCGTATTCGGGATTGAGCTCGATCAGCGTCGCGTCGCGGCCCAGGCGGTCGGCTACGAGGCCAGTCGTGCCAGCGCCCCCAAAGGGGTCCAGCACGGCGCCGCCCTTGGGGCAGCCAGCCAGGATGCACGGCTCGATCAGTTCAGGCGGATAGGTGGCGAAATGGGCTTCGCTGAACGGCTGTGTGGCGACAGTCCAAACGGAACGGCGGTTGCGCGTGCCTAGGTCGGTCGGGTCCGCCGCGCGCTCGCGTTCGGAATAGGCCACGAGTCCGACTTTCGTCCGATGCTCTGCGGCCCCGGCCTCATATGCGGAAGCGCCCTTGTGGCTCTTGTTGCCGGGCGTGCGGCGCTTGCCCAGTCGGGCGTTGTCGGTGTCTCCGCCAACGTAGCAGCCGCCCCGGAAACCGTTCGCGTCCTCGTGCTGTGCGCGGGCTTCCGCAATGGCTTCCGCATCGAAGTGGTAGCGTGCCGACTTGGAAAGCAGGAACAGATACTCGTGCGCCTTGGTGCAGCGGTCGCGCACGCTCTCGGGCATGGGATTGGGCTTGGCCCAGATGATGTCCTGGCGCAGAAACCAACCATCAGCCTGCAGCGCAAAGGCCACCCGCCAGGGAATGCCGATCAAGTCCTTGGGTTTAAGCCCCGGCGTGTTCTTCAGGCTGCCGGTCTGCGTGCGCTTCGGATGCGCTTCGATCTGCCGAGCGGAGAGCATGGAGCCGCCCTCCAGGTTGCCGGGCGTATCACTTCCGCGGCTTTGGGCACCCCATGATCCGGCGTAGCTGTCTCCCAAGTTCAGCCAGAGCGTGCCGTCAAACCGCAGCACGCGACGAACCTCGCGGAACACGCTAACCATTTGAGCGACAAAGGCTTCCGGTGTATCCTCGAGCCCAATCTGGCCGTTCGTTCCATAGTCGCGGAGGCCGAAATAGGGAGGGCTCGTCACACAGGTGTTGAAGGCCCCATCGGGCAGTTCACGCAGGACGTTCCGGCAGTCGCCTTCGATGACTCGGATCACGGCCGAGCCCTCCGGCCCGGCGCCGCAGTCAGTGGGCCTTCAGAGCCTCCAGGTTCTTGGCCGCCCAGAGCTTCGCCCGAAGTGCTGGCAAAGCCGCCCAAGCGATGGGGGTCGCGATCAGCCAAACGAGGATCGAAAGACCTAAGAGCCACCAGTTCGGCTTGGCGGCAGGCGCGTTCATATTCGGCGGCCTGTTCGATTTCATTTCGAGCCCTCGCGGCCTCTTGGGAGAAGAAGTCTCCTACACCATGGCCAACAACGGCCCCCAGCACCGGGAGGATCACGTTCCAGCCGCCTGCCCGCCAGACATCGTCCAGCGTCCGGGTTGAGGGATTTCCCTCAATGACGCTTCGCGCCTGTTCCGGCGTCAGGCCAAATTCCGCCTCTACAGCCTTGCGCCTGCCGGTCGGCCAGCGTCTGGCGCAGTAGATGGCCAGCGCCTCTTTCGTGGGGCGATTTAGGCCAAGAATGGGGCGATCTCCGCGCCCCCGACCAATGATGTCCATCGTTGTCACGCTCATATTGCTGACCGTGACGATGGAGATGGACGGCCGTGCAGACCGGAGAGAAACTGATCCTCGTTGCCATTCAGCGGGCGGCCCTTGCCGGGGCTTACCGTGAAGTCGGAGCCATGGACCCGGCTTGCCGGCCGGGCATGGAAAAGCTCGCAGACAGGGCGCACGCGGAATCCGCCGCCGCCCTGAACGAATGGTGCAACACCCCGAGGATGGGCCTGGCAGTAGATGGTTGCCAGGGCATCCGGGGGGGAGATGGAAGGTGAGTTCTGGGCTTGGCTCATGCGGCCTGCTCCAGAGGGAGCCACGCCTTGCCGATCCAGTGGGCGAGCGTGAAAGGTATCTTGGCGATCTTGGCGGAGGCGGCCTTGCGCTTGAGGCTTCCCGAAGAGGTTCCCGGCTTCTTCCAACCGAAAGCGGCAGGGTGATCGCGCTCGTAGCCCTCAGACCCTTTCACACCTTCCGGGGCCTTCTGAGCCTCGGGCAAACGGCCGTCCGGGTTCCGACCCTTTCCGCTCGTGGTGTTGTGGGCGATATTGAACCACGAGCCGCCGGTATTTTTGATGTGCTCGTTGACCGCGGCGGTTTGGAAGCTGCGCCCAGAGCCATCGAACCTGAAGCCGGATACCTTGCGAGCCGGAGCTCTCGGCATCAGCGCGGGCAGATCGCCCCAGAGATAGTAGGAGCCGAAGTTGGCCTTGGCGCGGCCGACCCAGGGCTGGGCGCCGCGCACGTTCTCGACCACGAGCGGGATATATCGGCCAGCGGCCTCGCTGGCTTCGCGCTGGATGCGGAACTGAGCCCAGAACAGGGCCATGCCCAGCTCCGGCGGCCCGAGAGCCTTCGCCCGCTTCCAGGGCATCGCCCGGTAGCTGAACTCCTGGCAGGGCGAGGAGCCGACGATCAGTTCGGCGTCCTTGAACTGCGAGCCGTGGAGCGTGAGCACGTCCTGGAGCACCAGGCTGAAATGCTCGGGCGGCAGGGGCTCGCCGAGCTTGGCGCTCATGTCCTCGATGTCGAAGCCGATCACGCGCCAGCCTGCCGCGATCAGGCCCTCAGTCCAGCCGTGAAGGCCGGTATAGAGGTCGATGGCAAGTGGTCGCTCCAATGATTGTTGCGCGCCTTCCCGTGGTCCTCCGGCGCGCTGGAGGTTTGGAGCCGGGGGGGCTTCCACGGGAATGGGGAGGGAGGTCATGCGGCCTCGCGGTCCCAGGCCGCTTTGATGGCCACAAACGTGCTCGGCACGTCGCGGAACTGCCGACGCAGGCTGTCAAAGAACTCCTCGGTAGCGGCGCCAAACGAGTCGAAAAACGCAACGCCGACGGCCACAAGTCCGAGAGACGCGCAGAGCAGGAGATAGCCCAGCGCGACGACGATCAGCGCGGGGCGCCGAAGCCATTTCGGATGAATGTCCCGGATCGTGAAGCGGGGCCGCTTTCCCCCCCTCCCCGTCCTAGGTGTGATGGAGCCCCGATCCATGGCTAAACCGGATTCAGGGTGAACGGGTGGATACCAAGGGGGGCGGAATAAGCTTGGCCGTGGACGCGGCTGTTAATCTCCGGTTCAGAACTGTAACCGTCGATTGTCGGCATGGTTGCAGACGACAACAAACACCCGGACGGCCTGCCTGCACCCGATCCCGCGCTGCAGTTGTTCTGCGCGTTCCTGGTGGCCTGGGGACCGGAATTGAAGCCCAAGGCCCGAGAGCGGGTGTTCCGGCGGCTCACGCTGCTCCTGGACCCCACCAAGCCCCAGGTGGTGCATATCCGGCCCCGATCCCAGCAAGAGGCGGTGAACGCCATGCGACGGCTCACAGCCGCATACTGGAGGGCCGTAGAACCGGAGATCAGGAGGCTGGTGGAGTTGGGGGACCGGGCCATTTAGGCTGCGTCCGCGCTGACTTCGGCGGAAGCCGGAAGCCTCAGATACGAGGGAACCTCCCCGCGATAGACGCGCTTCGCCATTTCGAAGCGGCCATAGAAGCTACGCGGCAAGCGGTAGTCGGCATGGACGGTCCCGAGGGACGCGACCTTGTAGCCGAGCGCGGACGCAACTCCCTCGCGCGATCCGAAGAACGCGATGGCTTCTCTCACGAGGCCGGGCGCCACGCCGCGAGACGAGTCCGCCATCCACTCCCGTTCTTCCGGAAGCCAAGCGAGATCGCCACGGTCAGTCGCTTCGGCAATCACGCGCCAAATCCGCACGTCCGGCGCGAACCATTCACTGGCGTTCCAAAGACGCTCGCGGAACAGCCACTTGAGCGCAGACTCCCGGACCATGCTGCCGGGGATCGACGTGAGCATTTCGATGCCAGACGGCGACCAGCCATCCAGGCCCTGGATACGCGCTACCGGATTGGCGCTCGTACCGACCTTGATCGGGCCACCACCTTTGGGCTGCGCAAAGTAGACGACAGGGCTCATGCCGCTGCTCTGCCCGGCTCTCCACGCTTCTCGCGGGGGCTGGCGGCGGCGCCCATCACAAAGGCGGCGGCTGGAATCTTGGTGACGACCTCAAGCGCGCGGGCCGTCTTCGGCCGAGGCGTGCTGTCGCCATACTTGATCCGGTTGACCTGGGAACGCGAAATGGCCTCGCCAGTCTCAGCGACCACGCGGGCCGCGAGCTGGGCATCCGTCAGGCCGGTCAGATCCATCCATTCCTTGAGCGTCATGGTCAGGCAATGTGCACTGAGTGCGCAAAGCCGTCAAGCCCGCGCGCGCTTTCGGTGATCTGGCAGTGCTACGTCTTGTCGCGCACCCTGTGCACATGGCTCGGCGGGCGCCCCAAACTCGGCATTTCATTCGCGCTTGGCGGAAGGCGCGGGGGCTCACCCTTGAGCAGCTGTCCGAGCGCATCGGCATGAGCCACCAGAACCTAGGCAAGGTCGAGCGCGGCAAGGTTCCCTACACCCAGACGCTTCTTGAGCTTCTCGCAGAGGAGTTGCGCTGCGATCCAAAGGACCTGATTATGCGCGACCCGACCGACCCGGACGGCCTCTGGTCTATCTATGACCAGCTTGGGCCCGTTCAGCGGCGCCAGGTGGTCGAGATCGCCAAGACGCTCAAGCGCACCGGCACCGACGACTAACCCTCTCAAGTCGCTCTAAAAACTCGCGCCCTATGCACGGCCGATTCCGCGGTCGCGCCTTGCCACGAGAAAAAATGCTCACCTAAAGCGCATTTTCCGCTTGCAGTGTTTGCGCATCGGATGCACATTCCTCCCCATAGCCGAATGAGCGGCGGGAGAGAGAGCGATGGCCGGTGACGTGACGCAGGCGCTTCAGTTGGCGTTCGACAAGCTGGGCGAGATTGCCCAGCACTACGGCCCTTCCGCGCTCGATCTCGCCACGCGGGCGGAGCGGATGCAGGGCATCGCCTCGATTGTCGAGGGTGCCTTTGCGTTCGGCATTTCGGCCCTTTCCATCGCTGCCCTTCGTCATGCGCTGAAGAAGCTCCGCGAAGACGATGACGACGCGCCATGGGTCGTCGTGCTCGTCATCGGCGCCGTCATTGGGATGATTAGTTTCTTCGTCGGCTGCGCTGGCCTGTTCGATGTCTGGGCCTGGACCGCACTGTTCGATCCGAAGCTTGCGCTCGCCCATGACGTGCTGAGCGCGCTCACGGCGAAAGCCTCCTGACCCCTGAACGCCAAGCCTCCCAGAGGACAGCCTGAAATGACCATCCTGCACGCCCGCGAAAGCGCTCCCTGGTCCGGCCCGAACCCCGAACAGTTCCCCGACACCTGGGGCACGCTGTTCGCCAAGAACCTGGGCCCCTCCCCTCACCTGAGCAACCGGGGCTCGATCACCTTCGCCCTCTACTACGACCGTGAGTGTGAGCGGGAGTTCGCAAGGCACGCTGGCGCTGACGAAGTCGCGTCGGGGGAAGTCATCCAATCGGGCAGGCGGTTCGATGTGGTCGACACGTCGGCTTCGGCCCAATCGAGGGCGGCTTGATGCGCTGGCCCGAAGCCATTCTCTGGATGGTGGTCATCCTCGGCGTGACGAGCTGCACGGCTGTCGGCACGTGGTCTGACGCTCAGGTGCGGCTCGCCAAAGCCAAGGCCACCGACTGCGCGTCTGCCACTCCGCACAAGGGTTCCTGATATGCGCCCGACCCCCTCCCAAGTCCAAGCGGCGGACGAACTGATCGAACTCCGCCTCTTACGCGACATGACCCGCGAAGCCCTCGGCCTGCCCGAGTGGACGCCGGTTTCCCGGATCACGTCGGCGGCCACCACGATCATCCGGCTTTCCGATGCGAGGCCGAGTTTCGATGACGACGACCTCGAAACCATCCTTTGGGAAAGACAGCATGGAGAGGGGAGATGAGTTCATCTGGTGACGACATTGCGGCTCGCCCAAGCGCTCGCCCCGAAACGCCGCTCTCCGCTGGACAGGTGCGCGAGAAGATCCTCGCCGGCGACGTTCAGCCGGGCGATCTGCTCGAAACCGACGATGGCGCCCCGGTTCGAGTGGCGGCCATCCGCGAAGCCAAGTGGATCAAGGATGCCAATCACAAGCCGCTGCTGGAGTTCTTCGAGCGCCGCAACGATCGCAGCGGCTTCCTGATCGGCCGCTCGGACGAAGTCTTCCGCGTGCGCCCCAAGGGCCAAGGCCGCACCCCCGACCAGTCCGGCGATCCTCCACAGGTGGATGAAGACGGTCCTGGGAGGGAAGGATGAGCCAGGAAGTTGTCCGCCGAATGGCCTTTCGCGAATGGTTCGGCCTGACCCCCGCGGGCGCCGAGATCCTGGCCGTGCTCTACGGCGCCAACGGCTCGGCCTTGGAGCCCGAAGCCCTTGCCAAGGCGGCGGGCGTCTCCCCTAGGGCCATCGGCTATCACCTGTTCGCCGTGCGCCAAGCCCTGGAACAGGACGGTCTGGAGCATGTGCCTAGCCAGGGCTATCGGCTGTCCGAACCGGCCTTGGACGAATGCCGCGCCGCCCTCCGCACCATCGCAGAGGAGCTGCGAGCCCAATGACCACCATAACCCAAACCCGCCGTTCCTCCAGGCTCTACATCTGCCCCGACTGCCAGAAGCCGATCACGGCGACGGACATGCATTTCCCTGTTCGCAGGGATGGCAAGTTCACCGGCGAGCGGCGTCACATCGTCTGCCCGATCCCCGATGTGCCAAGGCCGCTGCAGTACCTCGGAGCCGCGCGCCGCGCCAAGTCCAACGGCTGGCTCATCCCCACCATCTCCATCCTCCTCGGCCTTCTCCTCGCCGCCTATGTGGTTGCGACCTACTGGGGAGGGGGACAGTGAAGCGCTCGCACTTCGATCACGAGGTTGGGGCGTACTTCCCCTCAGACTTCCACCTTCCAGATCCAGAGCCCCTGTCCCTCAGTATCGCAAGGGCTGTTTGGGATGGAGTTGCAGTTGTCGGGATCGGCTGCGTGCTGTGGCTGGTTCTGCATGTGGTGGGGGCGGTTTGATGGCCGCCGATTACGAAGTCCGTAACGCCGCTGGGGTCGTCCTTCGCACCTCGCCTGACCGCGGCCTAGCCGAGTCCATGGCGCGTGAGCTGGCCGAGCAATTCGACCATGTCAGCGTCCAGCGGGTCATTCGCTACGAATGCCGGGAGATCATCTCCGAGTTCCTGTCTGAAAGGGAACGTGAGCGCAAGCAGGCGAGCGGGAGGGCGGCGTGATGGCGCGCCCCAAGCCAGCCCGAGGCAAAGGCTTCGGCATCCTGAACCCGTTCGGCGACCTCTGGACCTATCACTGGTTCGACACGGAAGCCGACGCTCGCCGCTTCATCGCGGACTTCTGGCGCGGCAACCAGTCGGCGCCCGACCTGGACAAGTTCAAGGTCATCCCCGTCCGCGTGACCGTGTCGGCCCTCCTTCCGCGGGTGAAGCTCAGGAGCGTGGTCTGATGGCTGGCGATTGGGCCGACGAGCCACAGGCTGACGAGTTCGATGAGGCCGACGATCTCGATGTCTTCGAGGAGGCGGAGATAAACTGCGGCTCGCGCCGTAAGTGGCAATGTGACCTAGCCGGAACTGAATACTGCGACTGGTCATGCCCACTGCGTGATGAAGTCCTTCCGCCAAGGAAGGCGCGTCGATGACCCGCCAACCCCAGGAAGCCACGCCTAGGAAGGCGATGACAGATGCTCGCCGGGCGAAAATCTTCCTCGCTCACAAGGGTCGGTGCGCCGACTGCGGCGTCAAGATCACGCGCGGCCAGGACGCCTATCAGATCGATCACCCCACACAACTCTGGATGGGCGGCCCAGATGAGGACGATGTCTGCCGTCTCCTTTGTCAGCCTTGCTACAAGGCCAAGAACGCCAAGGACGCGACCGACCGCGCCAAGGTGAAGCGGCTGATACGCGACGCCGATCCGGAACAACGCAAGTCCAGGCGTCCCCTTAAATCACGCGGGTTCGACAAAACCAAGTCGAAGCGCATGGATGGGACAGTTGTTGCCAGACGACAAAGACCGAAACCCGAAGAACTTGCTTCGCATAATAGCGAGTTCTGATAGAATAACAAAGCTTTGGTGAGGAGCCGAACACCATGACCCAGCTAGTTGTTGCTTCGCCGTCCTATGGCGTCGGCGATATGGAGCGGATGGCGCGCGCTATCGCGGTGTCCAAGCTTTTCGGGGTGCAGAACGCCGAGCAAGCGTTGGCGCTGTGCTTGGTCGCCCAGGCCGAGGGCCGCCATCCGGCGACCGCGGCCCAGGACTACCACATCTTGCAGGGGCGCCCGGCGAAGAAGGCCGACGCCATGCTCCGAGATTTCCTCGGCGCTGGCGGCAAGGTCCAGTGGCACGAGCTGAGCGACAAGATCGCCGACGCCAGCTTCACCCATCCGGCGGGCGGTTCGGCGCGCATCGACTGGACAATCGACCGGGCCAAGCGCGCGGGCCTGACCACGCCCATGTGGTCGAAGTATCCCCGCCAGATGCTGCGCGCCCGCTGCGTCTCCGAAGGCGTCCGCACCGTGTTCCCGATGGCGACCAGCGGCATGTACGTGCCCGAGGAGGTCGCGGACTTCGAACCCACCACGGCCGCCGCCCCGGCCCCTGAGCCGCCCGTCGCCGTCGAGACGGTGGCGATCACCGATCAGCGGGACGCCGCACCGGCTGGGATCAAGCGCCTGACCTCCGCCAGGGCCAAGGAGATCGGCCTGCACGATGACATCAAGGCCAAGGTGGACGCGCTGGACACGCTGGCGGCCTGCGACGCCTTCGATGAGCGGTTCGACACGATCACCGCGCAATGCCCGATGTCGTGGCTGGACAGCATCCGCAACATGGTCCTGCTCAAGCGGGAGGAACTGCAGAGCGCGCCCGAGGCAGACGAAGCCAACGAATACGCCGCCGAATTCGACCGGGCCTTCCGCGGCGCGGTCGGCGAGCCTGAGAGGGCGCCAGCATGAGCGGGGAAGTCACCGTCATCATCGGCGACGCCGAAAGCCGTCGCATGGCCAAGGGGTTCGTGGACCGGGCGCCCGAAGGCGTGGCCATTGTCTTCCGCGAACCCTCGGATCGGACGCTTGAGCAGAACGACAAGCTCCATGCGCTCCTGACCGACATCAGTCGCCAGGTCCGATGGCATGGCCGCTATCTGAGCGTGGAGGCGTGGAAGGACGTTTTCACGGCTGCGCTCCGGTCGCAGCGGCACAAGCTGGAGACGGTTCCCGGCATCGACGGCGGCTTCGTGATGCTGGGCATGCACACCTCGAAGATGAGCAAGCGCGAGTGCGCCGAGCTGATCGAGCTGGTGCAGGCGTTCGGCGCGGAGCACGAGGTCCGCTTCAAGGCCTCCGCTCGCGATGAAGCTGCTGCGGAGAGAGCAGCATGACCCCCTCCCATCCCCCCTTAGTGGGGGGGAGTTCAGATTCCGCCCGGAGCTTGCCGTGCGGCGCGTTCGAACACGCTGCCCCCTCGCTCAGCACTCCGATGGACAACATGGCCCCGAGGCTTCGGCCGTCTCGGGCGCATCCTCACGGCCGATGACGGAGAACTGCATGTTCGGATTGAAGCGACCGCTTTCGATCACCCATCCGGAGCGGGGCGTCTACACGCACCGCGAGGACGACACCTATCGCCACGAAGACGATGACGACGATGTGCTCGACACGGCGCTGATGACCAGCGTCCTGATGGGCGAGGCCACTTCCTGTTTCGCCAGCGACGCCCTGTCCAGCTTCGCGGGCTCCTCGGATTTCTCGTCTGGCTCCGACTTCTCGGGCGGCGGCGGGGACTTCGGCGGCGGCGGCTCCTCCAGTTCTTGGTGAGCGCGCCATGATCCCCGCTTGGCTGATCCTCGCCGCCCTTGTCGTGATGGCCCTCGTCCTGATCACCGCCTTCGGAAAGCTCTACGAGGAGCGATGCTGGACGTGGGGACCCATTGTTCTGGCGTGGCTGGCGGTCATCGGCCTTGCGCCGCTCTGGATACCCATTGGGCTGGCCGTTGGAGTCGTGGTCGGCCCAGTGATCCTGATCGGCATGGCGGGCACCCGGCTGGGGCTTCTCCTAGATCGGGTGCTTCCATGACTCCTGACCAATCAGGCTCGGAACGAGCCGATGCCGCACAGGTCCATCAACCGATCCGGGAGGAACCCCACATGACCCCAGATGGACAGTGGCGGCCAGATCGGGAGGCCGTGGCGCGCATCATCGATCCGCGGCCCTTCGACATGATCTCTGCGCGAATGGATGCGGTGCGCCGATTCCAACGGCGTCAGGCCGCACGCGCCAAGGCCGACGCCATCCTGAATCTCGCCCCCACCACCAACCAGTGGCGAGACATAGCCAGCGCGCCGAAGGATGGGACGCAGTTTCTCGCCTACGAGGACGGTGCTTACTACGCCCTGGCGTGGAACCCTGAGGAGGGCTTCTGGTGCAGCGACTGCGGCCAGCCGGTCGTGCGAACGCCTGAGCCCACCCATTGGATGCCTCGGCCGAAAGCTCCCCTCCCCCCTACTAGCAGTACCGGAGGGAAGGGAAATGAATAGGACCTCCGGTGCTGACAGTGCGGCGACGCCCGAACGCGCTGCCCCTGAACTCAGAGCCCTACTGGAAAGGGTCGAGGCGGCGACGGGGCCGGGTCGTGAACTTGAAATTGATCTCTGCGCCGCGCTCTTCGGCGGTTCTGCCGAGGGGATCGAGGAGGCAAAGAGGTCTCATCGATTCCGGAGCACGCCCCTAGGTGGGCTACAAGAGCCCTTTCACTCGGAGCTTCGAAACTACACGGCCTCCGTAGACGCCGCCCTGGCGCTGGTAGAGCGGAAGCTCGCGGGATGGGAATGGGAAGCATCGTTCCTCGTGGGCCTCTACCGCTTTGAGCTTGGTGACCCGCTTCTCGGCTTTGTCGGGGAGAGCGCGGCTGCGCCCCTCGCCATCCTTGCCGCCCTCCTGAAGGCGCTCATCGCCTCCGACCCACCCCCTTCCCCCGCCCCGCAAAGCGCTCCTGACGCCCCTGGGAGGGTGAGAGATGAATAGTGTCGCGCCGTCCTTGCGTGAGTCCGAGAGCGGTCGGATGTTCGATCCGTCTCTGTTCGGCAGCGTTCTTCGCGCGCGCCTGATAAGGCTCGGCCTCACCTATCGAACCGCCGCCAAGGAAATCGGCACATCCTGCGCCACGCTCAACCGCGTCGCTCGCGGACATGAGCCGGATGTCGAGAACTATCTGCGGATTGCTCACTGGCTTACCGATGACGGACTTGACCCAGTCTGGCTGAGCAATCGCAAGGACGGCGCGTCACCTCAAATCCAAGGCCCATCCAATGACTAGCCCCCCATCCATGTCGGGAGGGACCACAGCCTCCCGATCAGAACCGCCGCGCCAAGCTGGAGGGGGCGTAACCTCCGATGTCAGCGTGGTGTTCTCCGCCGCCCATCGCGATCCGCAGACCGGCGCGCTGCACGGCCACGACTATCAGGTCACGGCGACGTTTCCGGGCGAGCCGCTGCGTCGGTTCGAGGTGCTGCAGGTCAAGCTTCGAGAGACGCTGCACGGTCTGGAACACTCGGAACTGCCGCCCGAGCTTTGGTCCGCCGAGGCTCTGGCGCCTGCGATAGGGCGGCTTCTCGGCGATGCCATCAAGGTCGTGGTGGCGCGGCCCTGGCTCGGCCATTCGGTGACGTGGACGCCATGATGCTCCATTTCCACGGGACTCCAATCACGCCCATGTCGGCCCTCTACAGCCTCGCCGGCAAGTGCTTCTGCGTCTCGCACGTCCGGCCCGATCAGGTGGCCCGCGTGCATGAGATCGGGCAGTCCGTGATGCTCGATAACGGGGCCTTCTCTCGCTTCACCAAGGGCAAGTCTACCGACTGGCCGGGCTACTACGCTTGGTGCGACCGCTGGCTCGATTACCCCACCACATGCGCGGTGATCCCGGACGTGATCGACGCCGGATCGCAGGAACAAGACGCCCTAATCCGCGAATGGCCGCACGGCCCTAAGGGTGCGCCCGTCTGGCATATGGACGAACCCGTTGACCGGCTTGTCCGGCTTTCCGAAGCGTGGCCGCGCGTGTGCATTGGATCGACGGGCGAGTTCTGGCGCGTGCTGTCCGATCCGTGGCGGGCCCGCATGGATCAGGCCTGGAACGCGCTTTCCGCCGTCCACGCCAGGACCCCGAACGTCCACATGCTGCGCGGGATGCAGCTCAGCGGCCTGGAGTGGCCCTTCGCCTCCGTCGATAGCACCGACGTAGCCCAGAACCACAACCGCCCCCAGAACACGCCTCGCTCGCTCGCCGACCGCTGGGACGCCTCTCAGGCCGCTCCGCGCTGGCAAGCCCGCGCACAGCAGCCGGACCTTTACGACGGAGCCGCCGCGTGAACCCTCCAGTGCAACACAGCGCCGATGACGGCCCTGGGACGAACCCAAACCTCCCCAATCCCGCTCCTGGGAGAGACCAGGGATGAGACCTTTTGGAACCTCGGGCCCGGACACGCCGAAGGCGCAGGCACACCGGCGCGCGGCTGGAGCCGTCAACACCCCTAAGCACAAGCTCATAGACATCGTCGCCCAACTGCGCACCGCAGGAGCGAACGGCAAGGCGAACAGCCTCGAAAACATCATCCGCAGGCTGGAAGAATGGCAGCGCCCATGACCGATCCCACCACCTTAAACACCCTCCGGGAAGGCGAAGGGGTCGAATGGCGCCGACACCCGCATTGGCCTTACGAAGTGTCGCGTACAGGGCTCATCCGTAACGGCCGGGGCCAAGTGCTCCGCCCATGGCTCAATCACCGCGGCTATGAGCGCGTGCGCATCGGCCTGCGCGGCGGCACTCAGCATGACCGGGCGGTTCATCGTCTCGTCTATGAAACGTGGGTCGGGCCCGTCCCCGGGGGGCTGACCATCAATCACAAGGACGGGCGGAAGCGAAACAATCACGTCAACAACTTGGAAGTTCTGACGTCCGCCGAAAACAGTAGGCATGCCGCCGCCCTTGGCCTCCTCGCGACGGGTGATCGCAATGGGGCTCGCTTGCATCCTGACCGGGTCCCTCGCGGATCCGCCGCCGGACCCGCAAAGCTAACTGAGGAGCAGGTCGTCGCCATTCGGACAGCTCGCGCGGCCGGTGAGCGCCTGTCAGCGCTTAGCGCCAGATACGGCGTTAGCGGCGCGCAGATTTCGAGGATCGTTCACCGGGCTTGTTGGACCCATGTTTAGCGCCTCCGCCCTTTCCGCTCTTGAATCCCCCAATCCACCCAACAGTGAGGGGGCGACGTGAGCGCGAAGGGATTCCGCAAAGGCGTCGTCGCCCAGCTCATCCGCGAGGCCATCGCCGGCGGACTGAAGCCCGGCGAGTTCGCTGTGGATATCAAGCCTGAGGGCGGCTATCGCATCTTGCCAGCGGTCCCGCTCGCTGCGGACGCTGACCCGCTCGATTCTGAGCTAGATGCATGGCGGGCATCCCATGGCGGTACGAATGGACATTAGCTCCGTCTACCGTGTCCGGGCCAAGGGCCGAACCTACTACTACGCATGGAAGGGCAAGGGCGCGCCGCGGCTCTACGCCGAGCCCGGATCGCCCGAGTTCATCCGCGAGCTTGCCGAGGCGCTGGCATCCAAGAACATGCCGGACCCGAGGCGCTTCGCCTATCTCTGCGTCCTTTGGCGCCAGTCCGATCAGTGGGCCAAGCCTCCCGAGGAAGGCGGCCTAGCCTGGTCAACCCGGAAGGACTGGAGCCGCTGGCTTGACGAGATCCAGCGCCATTTCGGCGGCCTCAGCATCGCACAGTTCGAGCGCCCAGCCATCGTCAAGGAGATCAACGCCTGGCGCAGCCAATGGGCCGACAAGCCCCGCACGGCCGACATGGCGAAGCAAGTGCTCTCCGCCCTGCTCTCCTTCGCCAAGCGCCGAGGCGAACTGGCCCAGAACCTTTGCGAGGGCCTTGACAACTTCTATCGCTCCGACCGCTCGGAGATCATCTGGACCGACGCCGATCTCGAAAGAGCCGAACGCGTCGCTTCACCGGAGGTCATGCAGGCGTTGCGCCTGGCCTGCCTCACCGGCTTACGCCAGCGCGATCTCCTGCGGCTGAGCTGGTCACACATCTCCGCCCTGGCGATCGACCTGCCGACCGGCAAGAGTGGGGGCAAGCGCACGGCCACTGTCCCGATGTACGAGGAGCTGGCCGACTTCCTCGCCACCATCCCCAAGCGCGCCACGACAGTCCTGACCAACACCCGCGGGCGGCCCTGGCAGTCCGGCTTTGGCGCGACCTGGACGAAGACGATGGAGGCCATGGGCGAGACGGTCCTGCACTTCCACGACGCCAGAGGCACGGCGGCGACCCGGTTCTATCTCGCCGGCTTCGCCCCGCGTGAGGTCGCCGAAATCCTCGGCTGGAAGGAAGACAAGGTCGAGCGGATCATCAACCGCTACGTCCGCCGAGATGCGCTGCTCAGAGACCGGATCAGGCGCCTGGACGAAGCCCGCGCCGAACGGTCCAAGAACCCGGCCGGAAAAACTTGAGAAAAACCGGCCGAAAATGAGCACTCTCGAAAGCACCGGAATCCCTTGTGTGGTAAGGTGGCGCGCCCTGCAGGACTCGAACCTGCGACCCTCTGCTTAGAAGGCAGGCGACAATTCAATGAATACAGTTGCGGTCCAGAAAAACGGCTCCGGGTTCGGCCAAATGGATTCAACGGCTTACGACGGCGGAGAAAAACCCGGCGTCTACTTCCTGTTCTGGAAACGACGGCTCGTCTACGTCGGCCGCAGCCGCGATCCGGCCAAGCGCATCCAGAAACACCGGATGAATGGTCGGGCCTTCGACTACGCCCTCACGGTGCCGTGCGAGGCAGGTGACGTGGACTGGATTGAGCGCGCATTGATCAGCGCTCTCAACCCGCCGCAGAACACGCTGGGTGTCACGTCCCCACGAGAGCTGCCGCCAGAGCCGCCGCAGGTCATGAACGTGATCTATCGAGCGCCGCCCGAGCCGCCGCCGCCAGATCCGCACGAGATCATCGGCCTTGAGGCGGCAAGGCGGCTGGCGCGGGATCGTGCGCTGCTGCCTGACTTCATGGCCGCGCGGGAAAGCGGAGAGCTTCAGTTCTTCCCCAAGAACCCCGCCTTCACAGGCCCCGGATCGCGCCAGGTCATGCTCCTCGCCGATCTGCGCGAGTGGATGGAACGGCGACTTCGTGCCCGCATCGGACACCGGAAATGAGCGCCAAGGAACGGAAGGCTTCGGAAACGGGCGACGGCACACCTACGGCACAATTCGTTCGGGAGGGGTTCTAGATGACCGACTGGTTTGAAACCAAGTGCTGGAAATGCGGTGAGCCCTACTGCATGACCAAGGAGACGGAGCGTGTGCTTCGTCGGTCGCGCGGGACCTTCTACTGCCCCTTCGGCCATGGCGCGGTGTTCGCCGAGGGTCCGTCCGAGGCCGACAAGCTGCGCCAGGAGCGCGACCGGCTCATGCAGAACGCCGCCTACATGGAAGACCTCATCCGGCGTGAGCGCGACCTTCGGAAAGCCACGGAGCGCCAGGCGAGCGCGTTCAAAGGCGTCGCCACGCGGATCAAGAACCGGGTCCAGCGCGGCGTCTGTCCCTGCTGCAACCGGACCTTCGCCGACCTTCAGCGGCACATGGCCACGAAGCACGCGGGCTATATCGCCGAGCCCGTTGTTCCAGAGGGCGCGACGGTTCAATGATCGACTTCGAAAACCTTCAGCCCCTTCCCCTGCGGCCCCAGAAGGATGCGCGGGACCGCGAACGGCTGGCCGAGGCCGCACACCGGAAGAAGTGCGCCAAGCACAAGGGCCGGAACCACTGGCGCAATTGGGAGCGGCGGCAGATGGCGCTTGCCAAGATCGCCGAGGGGAAGGCCAAGACCGCTAAGTGGCTGGCGGATCGGCGTCGCCATGTCGATCAGGTCCGGGCGTTTTGGGAGGGGCTTCGCGCCGATCACCCATGAGCGCGCTCCGCGTCGTGAGAGCATTGGGCTACATCATCGATCCGCCGATGCTTGAGCCTGTCCGACGGCTCCGAAAGCACCTAGACCACTGCGCCGTCTATGAGATCGTAGACCGTGGCCTCATGCCCTGGCTCCCGCGGTTGACGTGGCGGCATGTGTTCGGGCTGCGACGCCTGCCGGATGTAGAAGCAGCGTACCGTTCAAGGGACTTAGCCGCCCGAGGCATCACATGACCACGGTAGAATCGGGGTGGCGCAAACTGGACGAGTTGCCTGCCGAGGGCGAAACCGTCGATGGCTTGCTGTCCACGGGCCGGATCGCAGATGCCGAATATTGGGAGGGGCCTCCGGGTAAGGAGCTGGAGTGGGGCGGCTGGGCCTGGGAAGGAGACCTAGCGACTCTAGGCGACCATTCCGAACTTGTCGCGTGGCGTCCTAAGCCTACAAACCCTCCCGAGGTATAGGATGAGCGAGCGAGAAGACGTGTATGACAGGCTGGAAGCGATGGGGGCGAGCGCCGATCCTGCCGAACGCACAGTCGCCACCCTATGGAAGGACGTGACCGGCCGCCGCGGCTGGCGGCAAGAGGCCGATACCTTCGCTGACGAGATCAAGCACGAGATTCTAGACACTTGGCTCAGCATCATCAGGCAATGACCCGTCCCCCCAACGAACTCCCCATGGGGGTAACCCCAGGCCATGGACAGAGGTATAGTGCTGGGCTGGGTGGGTATGCTTGGGACAACCGGGAGGGTGAAATGCAGAAGCCGGGAGCGAACCCCCGGCTCTGCGTCCGCAAGCCTAAGCCGGCGGAGGGGTGATGCTGCGGGCCGGAGTCCCGATTCTCCACCGGCTCTTGTCGCGAGCCCGTCATTGCTTCGGGGCGCATCCGCGGGGGATTAGGTGCGCGACTGTGCGATTTTGTTGATCGTCTGATCTACACCACCGCAGCACCAAACACACTATCGGAATCCGCCCCCTGGGTCTATATTCAACACATGCCCCGAGAGGCTGCCTCCGGATGACCATAGCTCTAATATTGGCGGCTGCATTAGCGACGCTCCCGCCACCATCGCCAGTTGCGAGAGCATTTGCGGATGGCCTTCGGCTTCATCCAGAGCGCTGGACGATGTCCGATGATAATTCGAGCGACACGAACGTCTATCTCAAGAAGCCGTGGCCTGACACATGGATCAACGCCGATGGGAAGCCAGACTGCGCCCTTGGTCAAGTTGAGAGTCACAATGCATGGCCCATTGATTGCTCGACGGCGCAAGCCGTGGCGGACTCTCGCTATGTGACACCTTTCTATCGCACATGGGTCGCCACTCATCCTCGCGACATGGCGGCCGTACAGAGACGTGCGGCCGAGCGGGCGCGGCGCGACGCCATTGAGGATGCTGAACGGCTGAAAAAGGAGGCCGCCAGGCCGGACCTCGCCTCTCGACTTCGAGAGCAATTTGCGCCCTGAACGCAAAAAAGCCCGACCGCATCTCTGCAGCCGGGCCCAAGTCTAGGGAGGAGCGCCATAACCCCGGCGCGGGGGGAGTCAGGGGATCTTGCACTCCAGCGGCCCGATCCGGTTCCGATAGACCGCCGTCCAGTCCGCCAGCATCTCGGCTTGGGCTTGGGCGAGGGTGATCGCGCCAGAGCAGACAAGACGCTTTTCGAGGGTTTCGGTTCGGTCCTTCGCGTGGGCACCGCACGGCCCCTTCCACGGCTGCGGCCAGAGGTTCTGAGGGCTTGTCGGATCGCCGCCCAACTCGAGCGGCAAAAAGTGGTCCTCTTCCCAGGCACGCGGACTGCCTGATAGCCCTCGCTCCGCCATCTGATGGCTCTTGAGCTTTCGGGTGTAGGACACTGGAGGCCGGACGGTAGAGGTCCAACCATCCTTGCATATCGTGTCGGCGATGTTGTCCTGGGTGACGGCGGGATTGCGGACGCCCGGCGTCAAGGATGGATCGGGGAGCGGCGAGGCCAGCGCGGCGGCGATGAGGAGCGCGATCACTTCGGAGCCCCGGCGCACCCTGACAGCGCCGCCTTCTGCTCATCGATGACGTTCATCCTCTGGAGCCTTCCGATGAGGAGGAGCTTCACGGCGGCGAGGATATCAGGAGCGGCGTGGAGGGTTTCGGGATTGTCGGCATAGACCGGCTCGGGAGGGATCGCGACGGTGCAGTTGACGGGCACGGGCAGGGTTACTGTCTTGACCACCACCTTGGGCTCGGGCGTCGGAGTCGTGGCGCAGGCTGCTAGTGTAAAGCAGATCGCGATTCCGCTTACACATCGACCGATCGTGTTAAGTCGAGCTTTCATTTTGCCCTCATTGGCTCGGCGCGATTGAGTTCAGTGAGTCGGCACGTTAGTATTCCCCGGTGTCGGTAATCACCTTCAAGTACCGTCTCAAGGACGCCAGAACCGCCGCTAAGCTCGCGGAATATGCGGTGCGATGTAACCAAGTTTGGAACTTCTGCGTTGAGACCCAACGGCGCGCAGAGGCGCGATATCGCGCCGGACTTGCGTCTAGGTGGCCGTCTGCTTTTGACTTGGCGAAGCTCACTACCGGGAGTTCGGTGCTGCTTGGGCTGCACTCGGACACGGTGAACGCCATTTGCCGACAATTTGTCAGGGCGCGAGATCAGCGCAGTCGCTGTCCTAGGTTCCGTGTGAGCTTTGGAGCGCGCCGGTCGCTCGGGTGGCTGCCCTTCATCCCCAGGGCCGTGCAGATCAGTGGCGATGAGATCACATATCTCAAGCGCCGCTTCCGTTTCTGGAAGTCCCGCGAAATCGAAGGCGATTTTAGGTGTGGAGTGTTCGTAGAGGACGCGCGCGGACGCTGGTATGTCGCGTTTCAATGCGAAGTCGCTGACGACTTGCCCCTCGGTAATGGGGCGGTTGGAATCGACCTTGGTTTGAAAAATTTCGCGGCATTGAGCAGTGGGGAAAAGATTCCCGCGTTCAGGCTCTTTCACCGGCACCATGCGGCGCTCCGCATCGCTCAGCGAGCTAATAAGAAGCGCCGAGTCCGCGCGATCCACGCGAAGATCGCTAATGCTCGGCGCCATCACCTCCACGAGCGATCTGCGAAGATCGCCCGCGAAAATCAGCTTATCGTCATCGGTGACGTAAGTTCGTCCAAACTCGCAAAGACCCGGATGGCAAAGTCCGTCCAAGATGCCGGTTGGGCGACCTTCCGAACTCAGCTCCAATATAAGGCCAGAAGGCGCGGAGCTATATTCGTGATCGCCGACGAACGATGGACTTCCCGAACGTGTTCGGCTTGCGGGGCCGTTCCCGCAAGCGCCCCTAAAGGTATGGATGCGCTCGGAATGAGATTCTGGGTCTGCGAGGACTGTGGTGCGTCTCATGATCGGGACGTGAATGCAGCTCGCAACATCCTCAGGATCGGGCTGGAGTGCCAGCCTCCCGCAGGGGGAATTTCCGTCCACTGAGGGCGGAGAAGGCATTAATGCGGCACCGCATGGATCACCGCCAGGGCATCCGAACACAGGTCCGGCCCCATCGGCTTGATGTTCTGGATGGCGGTGATCTCCTGGTTACGGCCCTGAGCCCGTTTTTCCGCCGCCAGGACGGCCGCTGAGGCTGCTTGGCTCCTGCGCTGGCCCTCGGCTGCCAAAGCCTGCACAGCGGCCTCCTGAGCGGCCATGGCGCGGCTCTGGGCGGCTTCGTTGGCCCGGCACTGCTTCAGCGATGCGGCGGCGATCTGCCCCCTCGCATAGAGGCTGTCGCCCGGCCAGTTCATGGACCAAAGCAGCACATGCCAGTGAAGCAGCGGCGGCGCCCCGAGGGGCCGGCGATCCAGCCACCAGACGGCAGGCCCGGCGAGGATGATCGCGGCGGCCACCAACGTTCCGAGAAGTCCGAGAAGGGCTTTCATCAGTCTCGCTCCCCGGTCATCCGGCGCGTCTGCTTGAGCTGGTAGTTCATCACAGCCTTGCCGATGAAAAGAACAGCGAAGGCCAGGACGACCAAGGCGACGACGACGACAAAGCCCGTGGGGCTCATGGCGGTTTTCCTTCGATGAGGGCTGCGGCCCCGCGCCGGGGGGAGGAACAGCGCGGGGCCGCTCGGCCGGGCTAACCGCCGTTGCCGGCCGGAGGGGGAGCCACAGGCGCGGGCTGGGCTTCCAGGGCGCGCGTAGCAGCTTCAAGGGTGGTCGCCACGGCCTGGACGGCATGATCCGCCACGTTGGACGCCAGAGGGCCGCCCAGCGGGCCGAGCGTGGCCGTCAGGTAGGCGTTCGCCGCCATCTCCACGGTGGCCTTGAAGCCTTCGATGCTGGTCTCGACGGCTTCAGCGGCTTGCGGGGTGAGCGGCTGGCCGATCCGGCGCTTCACGTAAGCGATGGTGTAGCGCGCCCAGTCGCTGATCTGGCCGTGCTCGATCATGTTGAGGGATTGGGATAGGAAAGACATTGGCGGTCTCCGGTGGTTTGCCCTGTGCGGGCGGGATTTGCCGCAGGACGCGGCGGACTAGCGGCGGCGCGGCCATTCCCGGCTGGTGGCCTTGACGATCAGCAGGCCAGCGCCAGCGCCAAGGGCGATGAGAAAGGCCAGCGCGCCGAACGTGGCGAACACCGGCTGCGCGATCTCCAGGATGCGTTCGAGCACGGCGCTACTGCGGAGGATCGGCCGCGGGCGGCTTGGTGGTGGTGTTGGTGAAGCGATGGACCCCGCCGACCGTCAGAGCGCCCGAGAGCGCACCAAGGGCGAAGGTCACCAGCTCCTTGTTTTCCGCCGGCACGGCATGGAACACGAGCAAGCCCGCCAGCGTGCCGATGATGAGCATCGCCAGCGTCGCCATGACGGTCTGCGAGCTCGGGATCAGGGGGGCGAGGTTCAATGTAGCGTTTCCCTTCGCTTGGGCATGTTCTGATCGAGCCAGAACAGGGCCTGGACGGTGAGCAGGAGGAGGAGCAGGGCGAGGGCGCGGATCATGGCCGCTCGCCGGTCAGGATCATGTGGGCGATGCGTTGGGCGCGCTGGCCGACTTCCTTGGCCCATGCGCTGGCGAGAAGGCCGTCGTGCGCTTCCTGCCACTGGTGCAATTGGATCGCTGCCAGGGTATGATGGAAGGTCCCCAGGCCGTGCTTTCCGTCTCGGGAGAGCCAGCCCATGTTGAAGCAGAGGTTCGCCATCGCGTCCTGACGGACAGGGTCCAGGAACCGCCACCAGTGGGCGTATCTGTCGAGCAAGTCGCAGGCGTGGGCGGCGTCTTGTTCCAGCGAGGTTTCCGCCTCCTCTGGCGTCCAGACGGTCGAGGGGTGAACGTCCGAACCTGTGTGACCATAGCCGATAGTCCAGGGCTCCCCACCCGACAGCGGATCGGGATAGGCGCGCAGCCGCAAACCCTCGTCGCGGCGCAGGTCCGCGAGCAGCAAATCGCTGGTCATTTAGAAGTCCCGACTTGAGGATACCGGCTCGCCCCCGAGCCGAAGGGGGTCAGCTCAAGCTAGTGAGCGCGTGAACGAAGGCGACAAGGGGAGGCCCGAACAGCTTGACGATGATCGGAAGGCCCTGAGCGCCACCGACGATGGCCGCGACGCCGACTGCAGCTTGCCAGGGACGGATCGAGGCCAGGGATCGGTGAGGCTGCGGGTCTGTTCCCGAGGCGACCTGATCGGTCGTTGGAACCCCTGCCCGCTTGGCCAGGCCGTCCAGAACCCGCTTCATCAGCGCCTGGTCGGCCTTGATGACTTGCACATCGGTCTGCGTCGCGTCCAGACAGCGATGGTGATCGTTGGCCGCGCGGGCCAAGCTCTGAAGACTCGCGCCCTTGATCGAGACCGGCCGCGTCTTCACGGGCGGGTCCTTCTCGATAGGCTCGAAGCTGCGCTGCTCTTGCGGCGCGTGTTGCATCGCCATGGCTCCGCTGGGGCCTCCATGCGCCCTCCTATGAAACGCTCAAGCTTAGTGATCTGATGCACAGTGATCGCCGCCGATCCATGTCGGGGGCGGTTGGGTCGGCCGGGGCGTCTCTGCCAAGAACGCGCCCCGGTCGGCTCGGATTGCGGTGTTATGGTTTGACTCACCGGCGGTTGTGTGGCCGGAATTTTGGGGTCAGTGGAGGTGCTTAAGCGCCTGCTTTACGTTCCGAACGCCGTGGCAACACAATAGCACATCGCGCGAGATAACCTGCTACGCGATGGCTCCGCGATCAACATGCCCCCACGCCGAGAAGACTGAGGGTGCATAAGACGGTTCCGGCACTCGGCGTGTAGGTGATGACGATCACGCCCTGGCTTCCTGAGCCTGCAGTGCCTCCGAAGAAGGCCCCGCCGCCCCCAGCGCCATAGGCGCCCCCGTTGCAACCATTCAGGTTCACGGTTGGAGCCCCGCCGCCGCCGCCACCACCATTGCCGGCCCCGGCTCCTGACGTGGTTATGTCCGTTCCGCTGCCGCCTGCCGCACAGGCCGTGGCCGAGGTAGCGCCCGCCCCACCGGAGCCGCCCGAAGTGCCGCCATTTCCACCAGCGCCGCCTGCCGACCCGGTGCCATTCCCCCCGACGTTGTTGGGGGCGCCTCCGCCCCCAGCGCCAACGCCAGAACCGCCCGTGCCGCCGTTGCTGCCGTTGAAAACAACGGTGCCAGAGCCACTTGTCGAGGCCGTTCCGGGAGAACCGTCAGTCTTGCCGACACCCGTAGAAGATTTTGTGGCTCCACATGAAGCCGCTGTAGAGTTGGTTCCGTTAAACCATGTGGAGCCAGCGGCCGAAACGCCACCACCACCGGCGGCTGTTCCTACATGGATTGAGACGGAACCCGCCAAGGCCAGATTGCTTGAGGTGCGCTCAGCAGATCCAGAGCCCCCCCCACCACCTATGCCGGACGTGCCGACGCCACCCGGTTGGCCGCCCGCTACGCAATATTCGTTGTTTGACCCGGCGTTGAAGTCACCCGGCGTTGACCAACTGGTTCCAGAGGTCAGGATGATCGTCGTGAGGGCCAGCGCCTTCACGACAGAAAACCCCCATGCCGCCGCCCCGATCAGGCAGGCCAGCACCCCTCGCCTACTCCCGCGCAAGGGCCGCCCTCACCTTGTTCTCGGCGAGCATGGTATCGACCTGATCCCCGAGCATTCGGACGTTCGCCCCGCCGTCTTGGGCCAGCGTCATGATTCCCGGCGCCACTTCCTCAAGGGCTCGGGCGAAGCCGACCGCGTTCATCCGGCCTCGGGTGATTTCCACCCTCACGGCCGGACGCGAGACGCCTTGCACCGGATGAGCGCGGGCTGAAAACACCTTCGCCCCCTGCTCGTCGTTGTCCGGGATCACCGTTTCGATCACCGTCATAGTATCCCGGTCATACCAGACGATGATCTTCGTTGGCGGTTGGGCCAGGGCCAGCGCAGGGACGAACAGAAGAAGGAGGACCAGAGACTTCATGGCTCAGAACTGGGTATAGGCAACCGAGCCAGATGCCTGGACGGCGGCGGACGTGACCATGCAGACATCCTTGGACGCCGGAACCACAATCACCGGCCCGAGTCCACCACCCGACGAAATGCCCCCGTTGGCGGCGAAGTTGAACGCTCCGGTTAGGACCGTCGTGCCGGTGTCGCATTCGGTGGTGGTCTTGGTCCCATACTCGAGCGTGATGTTGTCGGCTCCGGCGACCACCAAATCCCAATGCGTGATGTAGGTCTTCTTGCTCGATACGTTGGAGATGATCTTGGTGGTGGTCGCCGTCGCGACGCTGATCGAAGCGGAGCTGTCCGCCTGGATGATGCCAGTCAGGTTCCCCGAGGAGTTGGCCCCGACATAGGCGGCGTTCGCAGGAACCGCCGAACCCGTCGCGCCGGAGGAGTTCGGAGCCACGTTCAGGACGCCCGCCGTGGTCGTAGACAGGTTTCGGGCGTTGGTCCCGTCACTTCCCCCCATCAGGACCGGATTGCCCGTCACGGCCGATCCTGAGGCCGCTGCGCCTACGACGGTCGCATTGAGGTTCGCGGCCGTCGATTGCTTCACCGCCACGGCGACTTGATCCGAAGCGATCACAACCGGGATCGAGGACGAAGAGACCGCCGAGCCGAAGCCGAGCGAAACGCCGCCGATCTGGGTCAGGTTCGAACTCCAGGGCCCGGACGCCTGGGTCACGGCCCCGATGGTGTTGGAGCCGGTCGGTAGGGGTTGGCTGAGCGCCACCAAGCCCTCCGCCACGCTGGCCCGGAAGTTCACCGCTGCGGAGCCCGACGTATAGGAGGTCATCTTGACCTGCACCGTCGATCCCGCCGCCGCGTCGACCAGGAACTGGCCGTTAGAGGTCGTGGTGGTGGCAAGCGCACCGCCCCCCAAAGGCAGGGCGTTGACGGCAGTGTAAGTCGTCCCGCCATCCGTGGATTCCTGGAAGGTGAGGGTCCCAACCCACGTTCCGGTGACGGAGATACCAACCGTTCCGGCCCCGGCTAGGGTTCCAGTCGTCACCGTGGCATTGAGCGAGCCAGCCGAGTTGTTGTTCTGCGCGTCCGGCAGGGTGACACCGCCAACGGTATTGGTCCCCGCGTTCAGGTTGGCGTTGACCGTGGGCGTGCCGGTGATCGAGACCGCACCCGAAACCGGCTGCGTCACCGCGGATCCATCCACCTTGATCGCGGTCGCGTTCGCCCCGGTGTTGGCGACACTGACCTGGATCGGAGTCGTGGAGGTGCCGATTTCCGTGCCAGAGGCGTTCCGCAGGTTGGTGAACAGCGCCCGGTTGGCCGTGACCTGGAACATGCCATATTGGCCGGTGGTCAGGGCGTTGGACGTAGCCGTGGTCTGGAAGAAGCCGCCGGAGCTGCTGAACACCGAAGTTCCGGCCGTGAATGAGCCCTCGTCGGTCTCGCTGACCCCGGAGCCCGAGCAGTTGGCGCACTGGACGTTCAGGTTGTTGGTGGTCGAGCCGATGACATTGCCGGACCCGTCCACGATCTGCGTCTTCTGGGCGCCGCCGGTCTGGTTCGACGCGGTCGCCGCTCCCGAAGGCAGGGGCAGTGACGCGGCCGAAACCGGCTGGGTGACAGCCGAGCCATCCACCGTCAAGGCGTTGGAGGCCGTGACGTTCGCACCCCTGGCGTTGCCCGCCGCGTCCATGATGACCTGGCGGGCGTTGCCCTTGGCGTCACACTGCCTGGCGAGCCCCTGGCCAGTGGTCGGGCCGGGAAGGGTTGAGTTGTAGACGCACCCGGCGAGCTGACTGTTCGAGGCCGCGGTTCCGGGCGAGACGGTGCCCTGCACGTTGGTCTGGTTGCCCGCCGTGGCCGCGCCGGACGGAAGCGGCAGGGAGGCGGCGGAGATCGGCTGCGTGGTGGTCCCGGTCGGGTCGATCTTGACCGGATTGCCGGAGGTGCCGAACGCAGTCCCCGTGGCGTCCTGAAGCTTGGCCCCGAAGACGGTATTGCCGATCGATCCCCCGGCTTGGAACGGCGAGCCGAGGGTGGTGTTGATCGTGGTCTCAAGGGCGGAGGTCGCGGCGCCAGAAGGCAGAGGCAGAGAGGCCGCCGAGACAGGCTGCGTTACCGCCGAGCCGTCCACCTTCAGGGCCGTCATCGAGGCGATGCCCTGGACCGTGATGACATCGGCCGACGCCGTGCCAGCGGTTCCCAGCGCCGGTTGCTTGGCGGAGGTCGCCGCGCCCGTTGGCAGCGGTAGGGACGCCGCCGAGACTGGCAGGGCCGTTCCGCTGGCGACGCCTTGCACCGACACGACACCGCCCGAGGGCGTGCCCGCCGTACCAGCGCCGACAACGGTCGCGTTCAGGTTCGAGGCCGTGGTCTGCTTGACCGCAACCGCGGCTTGGTCGGAGGCAATGACCACCGGCATGGAGGCCGAAGACGTGGTCGATCCTAAGGCGTAGGACGTGCCGCCGACTTGGTTCAGGTTGACGTTGCCGCCGCCACCCCCACTGCCCGAACTGCCCAGCGCTGGAAGGCCCGTCCCGGTCGTGATCGAGAGAGCCGCCGTCCCAGAGGCCGTAATGCCAGCGATGTAGGTGTTGGCTCCGACATTGAAGGCGATGGATTGGCCCGAGCCGATGGGATAGCTGGAGGTCGTCGCCGTGACGCCGCTGCCCCCGAAGTTCACATAGGCCGTGACCGAACCATTGTTCGTGACCAGGGCCGTGGGGTCCGAAGATCCCAAGGCCACGTTGCTGGTGGTCACGCCGGCGGACAACGCCGCCTGGCCCGAAGGTGCAAAGGCGTTGATCGATGCTGAAGCCGAGACGGTCGCGTTCACGCACGCCTTGCCGCTCGGATCGACGGTCAGGTGGTTGGTGTGCCCCGCCGCATAGGTCGAGCTGCCACAGGTCGCGACAACGTCGGCCTGGATGGCCTGCGCCTTCACGCTCTCCGGAACAGCGAATGCCAGTAAGGACGCAGCCAAAGACGCCGCGAGCCAGCGGAGGTGCATGTTCAAACCTTCTGGAATTGCGAGCGCCGTGCTAACCCGCCAGGATTGCGAGAACCGGGAGGGTCAGATGCAGCGTCTAGTGCGGTTATTGCCGTTGGCGGCCGTTGCGCTCTGCCTGAGCGCGTGCGCCGCCGAACTGACTTCAGGGAACGAGCGCGGGGGCCTTATCGCCCACGTCAACGGTCTCAATCAGGACAAGGCGTTCAAGCTGGCCGAGGCGCACTGCCACAAGTTCGGGCGGGTCGCCCAGATCACCAGCACGGATGCGATCTACAACCGCGCGCGGTTCGTCTGCGTGAACCTCTGAGCCCTATTGGGCGAGAGCATTCCTCTGCGGCGCCGGTTGAGCCGGAGTCGCAACTCCCCCGATCCCGACCAGCGCAGCGTAAAGGCCCCGCATCCGGGCGTTCAGGATCGGCTCCGACACCTTGCCGTTCTTGACCGGGACCTTCGCCAGTAACTCACGGGCGACGTTCGGATCCAGCATGGCGCGGGTGATGACGTCTTCCACACGCTGAACGCCGGCGGAACGCAGGCTCTGGAGATAGTGGGCGGTCGCCCCTCCCAACGCCTCTCCCACCAAGCTCGGAGCACCATGCGTATGGCCGATGCTGCCGCCGATCATGGCGCCCAAGATGTCGATGAAGCCCTGGACGCCCTTGCCGCCATGCTTGGCGATCAGGTTTTGATCCTGAGCCGTGTTGGAGTTGCCCGGAAGCCGGATCGCGTTCTCCGACCGCTTGGCCCGCTGGATATCCCGCGCAATGGCCTCGATCCGGTCCACTTCCTCTCGGGCGAAGACCTGCAATAGTGCGGCGCGGCTCTGGCGGCTGAAGTTCTGGAAGGCGTCCGCCTTGATCGCGCCCTGGCCGGAGGTTCCCGCTTCGGTGTTGCCGATCAGCTTGCCCGTGATGTGGTCGGCGATGGCCTGGCGAAGGCCAGCTCTGGCATCCGCATTGCCCTGCGTCACCCGGGCCAGGGCCTTCATATCCTGGACCGAGGTCTTGCCGTTGAGGATTTGGCCCACGATGCGGGTCACGTCCTCCGGCTCCGAGGCGTTCAGCACGCGGCCGATGGCGCCTTGCTGATAAGCCTTAAGGGCCGCGGTTCGGCTCGCTAGAGCTTCGTTGACAGCCTCTGCCGCCTTGGCTGCATCGGCGAAGCGGGCCTGCGTTTCGGCCGGAAGGGCGCGCAAGGCGTCCTGATGGCGAGAGACCCAAGAGGCATACTTGCCCGGATCGAGCGTGCCGTCATCCTTCAAGGCCGCGCGCTTCAGGGAATTGGCGGCGAAGTCCTCGATCACCGGCATAGCCTCGGGACCGGCGGCCTTCAGAAGCGCCTGCATGTGCTGATAAGCGGCGGGGCCAGGATGGAAGAACTTGCCGGGCACTTCCCCGTTCGGAAGCGTGAACTGCCCCTTATATCCATTGGTCCGCGTGATATCGGTCACGGGACGGATGCCGAAGGTCTGATCGTGCTGCGCGTAGGCCGTGTCGGCGGCTAGCTGGCGCTGTCTGGCGGCGTCATCGAAGCTTGGCGCGTTCGGTAGGCCCGGATTTCCCGGAGCAGGTCCAGGTTGCCCTCTCGCCTGTTCTCCTGTTCCAGCCACGCCAACAGCGCGGGGCGCTCCGAGTCCGGGACCGCCTCCTGTTCCAAGATCACCGCTAACTGCTCGCCCGGCTGCACGGTCCTGATAGAACTTCTGCACCTGAGCCGCGAGCTTTACGCCAGCGGCTTGTTCGGGTGCCATTGTACCCGCTTTCACCGCCGCGTCATCCACCGCGACTTTGTTCGCTATCGTGTTGGCGAGATTGTCCTGCAATGCGCTCCGCAGTTTTGAAAGCCGCGCGTATCCAGCGCTATCGCCCTCACGCAGGGCTTGACCGGCCGCATCATTTACGCGGACCTTCAGCGCCATTAGGTCGCGAGCGGGAGCGATGTCGGGCATCTGCGCCGCCGCTTGGTAGATTCCGGCCTCCTCGCCCGTGATCGGTGCAGCCGTCGCGGGCTGGGACGCGGGAATGTCCTTTGCAGCGGCCTTCGTCTGCACCACGTTCGCGGTCAGGTCGCCGTTTGGATCGACAGCATCGTAAAGCGCCTTGTAAGCCGCCTTCGACGTGTCCTGAGCCGCCGTGACGGCCCCTCGGATGTCGGCCCCGTAGACTTCGGGCGTTCCCGCGCCCCCTATGGTCGCGGCCCTGGCCTGAGCGTCGCGAGCGGCGGCTTGGGCGGCTTGATCCGTCTGCGCGTCGAGCGCGTCGAGGCCATCCCGCA